AAGCAACGAACGAAGTCGTCTTCCTTCAAAGTAACCTTGATACCAGACCGAAGTTGCACATCGACAATACCCTTGTCTCTATATGTAACGATGGCAGGTATCTTCAATTCATATCTAATCACTACACAATCACCTCCTTAAAGAACCTCCCAAGTTGAATCAAGCTTGTACACGAGATGTCTCCTCTTCAACGACAAGGTATCTTTCTGTAAACTCCTTGTTAGGAACAACGTACCATTCGTTATCCACAGGATCGACCTTAAACCAATCGCCAACGCGGATAGTCATAGCGTAAACGATAAGGCCGTCTTCGTCCCTTTGTATGATGTCAATCATAGGATCGACTTCCTGCTTGTGTACAAGAAGTTCAAGTCCTAGATCAGCCCACACCTTAGACAGCTCAGAGAACTGCTCATCAGTGTATCTAATTGCGTACTCGATGGGCGAGTCTTCACACCACTTAGGGTTATATTTTACCTTGAGCATCTTTCCACTCCTTGTATTGGTTGTGCACTTTAGCATGTTCACTTTTTGTAAGAACAGCTAGATTGTTTATGTCATTATTTAGCTTGTTCATATCAATGTGATGAACTTCATATCTTTTTGGTAGCTGTGTCCAACCAAACTTCTCACACACCAGTAGGATATGCTCTCTAACAAAACCTCTTGATACATACCCTGTGTACCATGAAGGTGGACGAACCGCCTTATAACCTTTTATGGAAGATACACCATCAAGTTTGTACCTAGGATTTTGTAGACCACAAAATGTAGTACTTTTTATAGCAGCTTGCTTATGCATCTCTTGCTGTGTAGACAGCAAAGGTACTTGCCACATCATATCATACAACACATTGCGGTGCATACCTACTGTGCGTGAAATAAAACTATAGGACAAAGGGAAGAAGCTGAGTGCCAGAGAAAGAAATAAAAGAGTAAGACCTTTACGTCTAGCTCCCCATGTTTTGCTTTTTGTATTCTGCATATTGGTTGCACCAGTTTTTGACTGGACAATATTTCTCACATCTAGTTCTCTCGCCCGGTCGAAACTCAACTTTGTACTCAGAGCCAAGCCTCTTGTGGCGAATGTACTCATCTGCTTCTTCACGAGTGTCGCAAAGTTTTGTGGCCTTCGCTGCTCCTACCTTGTAAACGGCATACTTAGCAGGCTTCTCCCAGCATTCGTCCGGAGTGCATACTGGCAGCATGTCATCGCTACAGGATTCGGCCTCCACGTGTAGACGAAGGCGTTCCTTGTAGTAGGACTCGCGCTCTTCAAGAGGCAGCACGCGGAACCTGAATTCGTTGAAAGGTAAGTCGGGATACTTGTCATCTTTGTACCGTCCAGATTGAGGTCTCCAATCCATATAGATGGCGTTGATGGCAACATCCTTTACAGGATACCCCTCCTTCTCAAGGAAGTACGCATTGATGTTGAGCTGGTCAATCCATTCTTTCTTACCAGTGCTTCCGTGCATATACGCGGAGCAAGTTTTCCAGTCGGAAAGAGTTTGTGTCTCTTTATCATACAAGTCAAACTTTGCGACGACCCGTCTGTATGTTGACTCATCGCCTTCATCAGGCTTGTCAAAGCGTGTGACTTTACGTTCGACCAGATACTTTGGATTCTTTGAAAGAGCTGATTCCATCTCATGGTGTACTGCGTTACCTCTCCAGACATACCATTGATCCATCAGGTCTTCAACAATCTCATGCTTGTGTCTCTTGTAGAGCTGCACATAACGTGGACTATCAATCAGTGACGTAGCACTGTAGTCTGATGCACCAACAGGGTCATAAGGTTGAGGTTGAAGGGCGTCCTCAAATGCTTTGGGCAGACGATACTTGTTTGTGTACATAACACTCCTAAAAAGAAAAGGCCAGTATATGATGTATATGTTGTCAAGTTACATATTCACATCAATAGACTGGCCTCTTTTGAGTTAAGCTAACTTATCTTACCCAAGCAGGAGTTCCACCAGTAGCAGCCAACGCGGCCTCGCTACCTTCAACGCCTTGCGACTTGAGAGCTTTTTCTTGCTCTTCTGTCAACGGTTCATATGTGGGAAGATCTCTGCTCTCACCGAGCTTTTCAACGGAAGCAATGTCCCACATATTACCACCTCTGCGAACGAACTTCATGATGACAATGTCACCCGGAGAACATGCCTTCTGGAAGAACTGTACAATAGAACAGTTAGGACGTTCAATACCCTTCTCGATTACTGTGGTAGCAGTGTTCTCAAAGAGAATCTTTTCATAAGGAGTGTTGGGATCAGTATTGTATCCCTTGCGTTCTCCTTTGAGTACGTAACCAGTAAAGGTACGACCAGCCCTTGACACCAGATCATGTTTCAGTTCGATGCTATCGAAAATAAACCACATGGACTTTTCCTATGTTTTCACGCGCGTATAAAAGAAAGATAAACACGAAAGAAGATTTGTCAAGAGAGGAAGGCAGGAAGATCTGCGAAGATCTTATCCATATCTTCTTCCTTGATCGCTTTCATGTTACCATAGTCATACCCTATTTCACAGTCTCCTGTCAAAGGTACCACAATATCCCAACCAAAGTATTCTTTAGCAAGTTGAGGAAGACTGTGTATCAGTTTGAGAGCTTCACGACATAACGTCTCTGCTTCTTCGATGGGAGAATCAAATACCATAGAGTCATGCACTTGAAGAATAAACTTAGCAAGAAGTTTATATTCTTGTGTACGTGTAAGCAACTTCCACATAAGCAAATACATAATGTCAGTTGACCCAGATTGTACCGGGTAGTTTGACACTTGCTTTTCATCAACAGTTTCTACACCATCATAACCCATCATGTTATCAAACGTAAGTACACGTCCAGATGGATTACGAAGATACCCTTGCGACTTAGCAAGTTGCACGTTTGTGTCTTGCCACTTCTTAAGTCCTTGGTACTTTTGGTAGAAAGCTGCAACAATTTCTTTCCATTTCTTTAAACTGTAGTCAGGCATCCGTTGATCTCTATAGAATCCAGAGGCTGAACCACCGTACAAAAGACGGAACGACATTGTTTTTGCAGTAGTACGAAGTCTTTTAAACTCTGCTGAATCTCGTGGATACTTGTCTGCACCGAAGAAACGTAAAGCATTATCAGAATGAATATCCAGACCTTCATTCAACTCATGAAGCATAACTGGATCTCGGCTTAACTCAGCAGCTATACGCCATTCAATCTGAGCTAAGTCAATGTTTACAATAACCCCTTGTTTGCTTTTAAAGAATGTTTTGATGGGGCTGGTACCATTACGGGGAAAGTTCTGCCCGTTAGGATTTGAAGAAGAGAGTCTACCTGTACGTGTGATGCACTGGTTAAAGGAAGGATGAAGCCTATCATCTTTACCGATGACAGCAATCAGTCCTGCCTCTTTCTCTTCTTTAGAACCAGCAATTGAGGACACTACTTTCATCAGCTTCTTCTGATCTCGTAGTGTTTGAAGGAAGGACTCAGAGCGTTTGTCACGAGACTTTAACAAATCAAGTGTGTTCTTATCAGTTGAAGGCAAGCCGGTCTTCTTAGACAAGCAGCCGTCTGGAACTTTAAAACCAAGTCCCTTGATAGGAATCTCAATCTTAGTCTTACGTGTGGTGATCTTAAACTTACCGCTCTTTAGCTGACGAGCTACAAGTTCAGGAACTTCTTTCTTCCAAGAACCACCAAATAAAACAGCGCTGAGTTGTGAAGCAGAGGAGGGAGTAAAGTCAATACCAGCCAGATCGACCAGCGTCTTGTCCATTGCTTTAACCTGTTCACGCGTTTGGTTACAGTAAGCAATAGCTTCTTCTTTGTCGAAGGCTGCACCAGATACTTCCATGTCAGAAAGGATCTGGGTTAGACGGAAAGAAAGTTCCGTTATCTTGCCAAGGCTTGCACGCTCAATGAGCGGGAGTTGTTTCTTGAACACGTCATGTGTAAGATGTACGTCCTGCTTGAGATAGTCTTCATGAATCTCCAACGGAATCTCATCCGTCTCGTATCCAGCTTGCCAATACATAGCCATAGCATCGAGCTTATGACCTAAGCCATAGCGTTTGGCAACAGCATTCAAACTATACTCAAGTTTACGCTGACCATTTATGAGATAGTCAGCTACCATCGTACACCAGACTGGCTTGTCCTTGACATTCAAACCAATCCACTTCAACCAGTTCAAGTCGAACTTAATGTTGTGTCCAATCAAGAAGTCAACACTGTCAATCTCTTGTTGGATTTCAGCAAGAAGTTCTTCATGTGGTCTATCATTCGGATTGAAGAACCACACAGTTGAGGTACCATCTTGGCGTTCGATTCCAACAGAGCACAGATACGAGCCTATTGTCCAAGGCGTATGCTTCGGTGCTTTAGAACATTCGATGTCGATGGTACAGTAAGACATACTACTTACTCGACTTAGCTTCGGTCGTCACGGTAGGCTCATCAAGCGAGAGAGACATCGTGGCTACGTTATTTGCTGCCTCAGCTTTCGTATAGTCTTTAAGCGCAGTCAGCATATCGACGAGGGAGAGATCGCGCAGAGCAAGACCAGTTTCCTGTTCCAACTTAGCAACAAATTCTTCAAGGGCGATATCAGCCTGAGCAATAACCTTGTTAGTGAATACGGACATGTTTACTTCTGTTCCATGTTAGGGTTCCCATATATCTCAGACAAGAGTGACTTGAAGGTGGACTTGATCTCAGGTGAGCCAGAACCTTGGGGAGACTGGTCGTCGGACTTCGACACTTCGGAGAAGCTACCTGATGCCTTGTCAGTATACAAGGCACATGAAGCGTTGAACACTACTTCATATCTGCCATGCTTACCTTCATTCATCTTGTTCTTACACAGAGATATATATCTAATACTGCAAACAGGATTGTCAACATCATCAAATGATTTTCCTATCCCAATTGCATAGTCAAGCTCACCGGGCTTACCGGTCTTGCTGTTGTCCATGTCAGAAGTCTTCAACCATTTCAACCCTTCGGCTGAAGCTGACGCCTGACCAACAGCAATAACATCACAGTCGTATGACTTAGCGAGTTCACGGAACTTACCGTACACAGCTTTAAGTCTATCGACAGTTGACATATCTCTGTCACCAGAGAAACGAACCTTGTCACCTTGGTCAATAACCAAGAGACGAACGTTGTATGTCTTCATCAACTGTTCAATATCTTCAACAGTAATGATAGCTTGGTCATAGATTTTTATTTTGTGTCCACCTAATTTGGTGAACTCTTCTTCTGCATCAGTAGGATAGTTTATGAGATCAGTCTTGTTGCACTTAAGCACTGACTGATAGATACGAAAGAGAACACGCTTGCCTTTCTCTTCGTTGTTACACCAAAGTATAACCTCATCATCCTTCAACTGCGATGCAAAGTTAGAAACTTCTGATACAATAAACGATGTCTTACCTGTATCGACTCTAGCAAATACGTGACCAAGGCTACCACCTCTTAGTTCTCCGATGCTTTCGTTCAGGCAGGACAAGCGCCATCGTAATCCAGCTTCATGTACTTCTTCTTGTAAGAGTTCAGTCAAGTTAGACTTTACAAATAGTTGGTCTTCATCTTTGTTAAGCTTCACTTTGCGTTCGTTGAACTCTGATAACATCTCCTGTACTTCGTCAAGGACAGAGTATGAATCACCGTCAAGAACTTCAGTCAACTTAAATACCATCTCACTTGCAAAATATTTCTCAAGGAAGTGGTTTAAGTTTTCTTCAAGTACTTTATTATCAATCTCAGTTGAACCTAAACGCTCAAGGTAAGCAGAATAAGATGTTCTCTTCTTCAGGATAGGGTGCTTCACTGAAAAGAAAACAAGTAATTCTTCAACACTAAGGACTTCTTTATCAGGATATTCAGAGAAATATTCCTGAATTGTTTTCAGAAAGTTCTTAGTTTCAAGTTCAAGGTTCAACTCAAAGATGAATTTAAAATACTTATCAAAGTTTTCTTTGCTTAACAAGAACAAAACAAGGGAGATTTCCTCAATGTTCATAATGCCTTGCTTGTTCAAGAGTTAAGGTCAACCTTCTAATTCAGAAATAATATAGTCTTAATGTTCAAAGCATTAGTTACCTATAGTACTAATGAATTAAGAGTTAGGTTTAGTCTTAGGATAATATACTTATTAAGGTCTTTACGTAGTAGGTTATTTAAGATATTATACTTAAGTAAGGTTAAGTAACGGCTAAGATATACTTAGATATATTATAATACTTAATTAAGGTTAAGTAACGGCTAAGATATACTTAGATATATTATAATACTTAATTAAGTAAAGTCAAGGATACTTATTAAGATACTTAATATATTAACCTAAAGGTTTTATCTTTAGGTTTACCTGTTAAGTAACCTATAGTACTATAGGTATAAGATCAAATACCTGCTTGTCAAGTACCTGTCTGCACATTTGTTAGGCAGCCATAGCGTAGGTGAACGAGTTCATCCTGATGTTATCAAGATAGCCAAGACTCGTAGTGTTGTACGAATGACTCCTGTGACCAGTGCTGCCACACTTAGGGCACGGCATAGACTTGAGCTTGTCTGCAAAAAGCGTGCCACACGAGTCACACATAGCCAGCTCCATGTCGTAGAAGTTCGACAGCTGGTTACGCTTACGAGACAGGTAGCGCTGTATGTCGTAACCAGAGGAGGAAGAAGACTGTACGAAGGAGACAGCCTTATCGTTGAAGCTAAGCATGACACACCTCCTTAACCGCCTTGCACAAAGTACGCCAGATAGATCGGGCGTTGCTAATGATGTTGATCACATTCCAGAACAACTTACGAATGATCTCGAAGATGCTCATGGTTTTCTTACCGATGGTCACACCGATGGACACGTCTTTCCACGTAGGCCCATCGTAGGTTTTCTTTCCGAATCCGAACATGTCACACCTCCTATGAAGCGTTGGACTTCTTCGGGTTTATAACACTTAGGGTCTTGGTGTGCTAGTACAACTGGACTTGTACTGTAACCAAGTGCACGCAATTGCTTTGCGTACTTACATGCCTCTTGTCTTTTGTCGGGATCAAGCCAGACCTTTATACAATCTATATCTGCGTCCGCCAGAACATCACGTAAAAGATCCATCTTCACGTAGCTTCCAAGTAGAGCAACAGCACTCACACCGGCCCTAGCTACTGCGAGGCATGAAAGAATATCCTCGACGAGTACGACCTTCGATGTTTGGTTATTTACAAACAGAACGATATCTGACCTTTGTGATCTCACGTTCATGTACTTAGGTCTGGATGTGTCTGAAGAAAGGTTGCGGCCCTGCCAAAAGACCAGCTCTCCATCCCGGAACACAGGAAGGATTAACCTATCTAGTCTGGGGCTGTACCCAAAATGGTACCGGCGTATCTCATCCTCATTGACGCCGTAGGTACGTAACCACAGCAAACCTGACGCGGGAATGTCAGCGGTAAAGTCTGACGGGAGAGTGACTTTCTTCGTTACGACACTGGCATTGTCTTTGTTGCCCACGGCTCTTCGATGCAATTCACTTAAGATCGCGCTAGATGATGGGCTTTTAACTGGGTACCAGTATTTAGTGTGGCACCTATGACACCACATACTGAACCCATTCCTCTTACGTGTCACAACAAAGCCATGACTGGTTACCTTATCTGGTTCACAGAAAGGACAGTAGGCTTGTCTTACTGGCACGTCCATAGGTGCATTGTAATCAAGGAACTTCTCAAGCTCCTCTCGCCTAACAGTCATACTCTTGCATCTCTGTTATGGTTACAAGCTGATACATCCATGCCTCTAAGCATGAGTTCATGTCTTGCCTTTACGTCAGAGACACACAGTATGTCTGGACTGTTGTTGATGTTCTGTTTGCATTACATTTCTACGTCCCTCGGTTATGGTTCATATACCGTTTAAACGCACGAGGATTGATTCTAAGACACGTTTATTTAAAAGATGACTCATAGGTCATCCTCATAGTAAACGAGGCTTAAAACCTCTCCTAGAGAGCAAGCCGCTCAACGTCGCTTAAACGTCTTTTCTTCCCTCGCATCCAGTTCTTAGGGATGTCAATGTCAAGCAGCTTGTGTTCTTTGTCAGTCCTCTTAAGGAATCTGTTAAAGAAACTGTGACAACATCCAGACACAAGAGAGACAGCTTTGTGAACCCTTGACATCTTCTCAGGAATGATTACGTAATCATTCTTTTCCAGTTTGTCAAGTAGTTCATTGGCAGCTTCTATGTTGGTAATGAAGTCCATGATCTTCTTCCAACCGATCTGCCACAGGGCTTTGATACCTTTGAACAACCATCCAAAGAACTGCTTGATACGATTACGCATAAGCACCTCGTGCTTAGAGTTTGATGTGGATGGTTCTGTCTTCGTCCTTGTCCATGAAGACACCAGCAAGGCAGAGGAACGGAATGCTGAGCACGGTGCAGACGCTCAGACCCACCTTGACAAGAGCTTCCACAATAGCACTGATGCATTTCTTAAACATACTCTAACTCCTTTTTATGGCAGGGCGAAGAGCACCCAACCATCTATGCCACACCCCTTTCAGACGAAGGGTGTAGTCGTGCAGGGAACGGACGAAAGCTTCCGCTTCCGTGCTACGCTTGAAGCAGAGGTCAAGCGCAGAACGAAAATCGTCTGCGGTATATTCACCGGGGAAGTCGATCATGTTTTCAATACGCTTCCGTTCTTCTTCCGTGTACAAGGGAAGTTTGAGTTCACATCCGGGAACAGAAGGATTGCAAATCTCAGGACGACGTGGTACGATCATGTTGTAATCCTCCTAGTCCAAGTCCCACGGAGGGAGGTTGTCGTTGAGAAGTGTATCCAAGGCTTCTTGTTTGCAAGAGGGGCAAACATATACGTTTACCTTTCTCGTCTTGCCTATGGTTTCACAAGAGCAGGAGATGTGAGGCTCATGGCAGACAGCGCACTGGTGAAGCTTACTGCTCTTCAACAGCTCTTCACTTGACAGAAGGTGTTCACCCTTAAGATCTGTCACCAGTACCATTTGCTTGCCATTCACAGTCTTCACAAAGAACTTCTTGTCTCCTCGTACCCAGAACTTACCGTTGTATCCATCGGTAGAAGGGTACTCAAAGCAAGACGTGCATACAAATCCTATGTCCTTCCTCGACCAGATGACATGGTGATTGTCACCACATCCGGGACACACAGGAAGAGAACTCTTGGCCTTGAGCTTTGCCTTGTTCAAATTCCTGTTAGCCTCTCGGCTCTTGGCCCGGACTTCCTCAAGCATGTCGTAGTACGCCATAGCGTTGGGGACTGTCACTGTGTCAAAGTGTTTCATGATTTGTTTCTTGCACGTTTCACAGATGAAGAAACTGTTCTTGGTATCATACTCCATCGATCTGTCGTCTCGCGCACACACGAAACATTTCGGTGCCGCAGAGTATGCGTACACCGCTTCAGGAGGCATGTGAACAGGGGAATGGATATGAGTTCCTTGAATATATTCAGGGCCATCGTCAGATGCAAGCTCTTCACTGCCCACTATTTCAAGAGCAGCAGTTCCCTGACCAGCATTGTCAGCAGGCTTGGGGATAGGGTAAGCGATAGACGAGTACCCGTGTCCGCTTCGGTACGTGAAGCGTTCCTTTACACGGAAAGGTTCGTCAATCATTTGCATCAAACGATCAGCGCGAAGGATGGAAGACACGTAGCTTTCAGCCAAGACAAACTCATCGGCTGTGTGTTGCCGACCATAACCACATGACAGATTGACATGAGCGATGTCATGCTTCATCCAAAGATCATAGCAGTCAGAGTAAGAACCATTGGCCTCATAGTAACCGAGCTTGGCAAGGAAGTACGTCAGTTTGCTCGGTAACGTGGGGCTATAGTATACATACTCATTGTGTCCCCTTCGATCAAGGGCAATGACACAATAAATATGGTCGACGAACTTGTCGAGGTAGCCAGTCTTGAGGAAAGCCTTCATGCCTTTGCCACCCGTTTCTTCATAGTTTGTGAAGAGAACGAATGGTTTACTGGTATGGCGTTCAATGATGTCCAGAATACCAGCAACACCACAGCGGTCATCACCGCCGAGGATACCGTTGGCATTCGTAATGACTCCGTACTCGGTGCACAAGATGAGAGGTTCATCCACCGAGGCGTGTCGTCTTGTATCCACATGCGCCTGCAAAAGCACAGGACATATGGTATCAGTTGTAGGAATACCGAAGACGAAGTTCTCGTCGTCAGTGTATACTTTGTACCCAGAGTCGGAACTCGTCAGAGTACCAATGATGTTCTGTATTACCTCCGCATCCGTCATGCGAAGGATTGTCTTGAGTCTCTCAATGCTCATTAACGTCTCCTTCGCTGACGTTCCAGCTAATCTTGAGATCAGGATTGCTGGTTATAAAGTTCTGCAAGATGCTGGCCTTGATGTGAATCTGTGCTTCACTGATTGTTGACGAAGGCAGAGAAGACAACTGCTGGTAACAGTTGTTGCACAAAGCATGGCCACGATAAGGATACATCAAGCCGTGAGAACCACAACATTCGCAGGTAGTCTTGTGCAAGATACTGATGCAGTGTTCACATACAGGGATATCTTCAATCCACTGTAGCTTCTTATCAGACTTGGTGCCGCAGATAGCGCACATGTTATTCCATGCACACTTGGGACATGCTTTGCCTTCCCGCATCATCGAACCACAGGCAGGACAGAATGTGACCTTCTCCACACAGTTATTACACAGTGGGTACAGCTTGTTGCTGTCCGTTTTAAGCATCTGCTTGCCACACCTCTTGCAGTTGGTCAGCTTTGTTTCTTCGCAGTCACTGCAAATGATTGTTGATTTGGTATGATACTTACCGCACAACAAACAAGGTGCTTCTACGCACCCTCGCACATCAATGTTCCTGATCTTGTCAGACGTTGAAGAGAAGAAGAACATACGAACAGGGTCAATGTACCATCCTTCTGGTCTGTAGTCGAGTGAAAGATAGACATCTTCACTGTTTCCATTTGTGTATGACCAGTCTGCTTTATCGTCAAGCAGGGCACACAACCAACCACACACCTTCTTGATGATGGCGTCGTCGATAAAGCCATAAGACTTCATGACGATAAACTTGTTGAAGTCTTTGTCAAAGACAACCCAAGCTCTGCCAGTGATGTTCTTTCCTTGGCGATTGTAGATTACACCAGTCAAGGGGCAGAGAGCGATGTCAAGCGGCCCCTTACTGTTGAACCTTCCAACCGTAAAGCAAGATGAGAAGCTGCTGCTACTACCAGCCGACAGCATCGTGAACATATCCATGCTGAAACCATACGTCGCTTTCTTGATCGACGCAATCTCAGAGTAGATGTTCTGAATGATGGCGGAATAGTATTCGTAGTCCTGCGTGATCACAACTGCCTCAGCACAGTCAGAGTTACTGACAAAGGATCTGGCATCAGGTACCTTCGGCAGTTCTTTGTTCAGCTTAGAGCGGAAGGAGCTGGAATATAATCCGCTAAGAAGAATCTTCGCGGTCACATTGCTGTTGGTCTTGGCATAGGACAAGATACGTTTGGACAGCTTCATTTGGTTAGACGTTCTGTTCGTAATGAACTCGTCAAACGTAGGCTGCTTATCTTCCGGCATGACCATGCAGACAAGCTGATAAGAGAGCGCAAAGCGTTCATTCAAATCAACCGTTACTTCTTCCTCGACAGTCAGCGTGTCAGGAAGACCGAGCTTAGTAGCCAGATTAGCCTTGTTCTGCTTGCTCAGTTTGTAGATGTTCTCGATGTAGGTACCAGCTCCATCAGCAGGAAAGCCTACATAATAAGACAAAAGAGATGGCCATTGCTTACTCAGATCAATGGACATACAAACCTCCAAAGAGACCGGCCCATGTGCACTATGTTCTTTCGGCATTGACCCATATAGAGTCGGGGCTTTCTCGAAGAGTACACATGGGCCAGCAGGCTTAAAGATTAGAACAGGCGATACATCAAGGCAGACTGTTCTTCACGAATCTTGGCAGCGTGAAGGTTCATGCCTACGCCCTTGAGCAGAGGTTCGATCTTGCTGATGTTGTCAGCAACAGGAACCATCTGGAAACCAAAGTGCTGCTCGATCACATCCATCGGTACTTCCTCATGTCCCCAAATCAGCTTGCGCTCAGGCCGAGACACACGAGCCTTACCTTCATTCGTCAGATTGATGAGGTTGAAGAGGTTCTTGGAGGAACCGATTCGACTACCAGCAGCATCCTTAGCATACACACCAGTCGCTTCACGCACCAGCATGTACAAGTCACCGACCTTCTCGCCGCTGACAGCACGGAGCAGAGCACCACGCTTGACAGAAGGACGAACAGGGGCGGGCATGATGATGGAGGAAGACATGGAGCAGAAGCAGGAAGTGCAGTTACACATATAAGAAACCTCGTGAGTTGAAACGTGATGAGTACCAAAGGTCATGGTCACAAGTATACGCTTAGACTTGATAAACATGACTGTACTGCGTCGGCAACGCTAGGTGAATAGCACATTGATCTAATCCCTAGATGCATAGCAGGACTCACACAACCCACACAAGACAACCTTATGTGGAGGTGCTGTCTCTACACAAGACCCCGTTACGCGATTAGTCGCACCTAGTACGTATGAGTCCCGCTATGTGCTAGAGGTTAGTTCTTCTTGTCAAGGGCCTTAACCGCATCGTTGGCATAACCAACAGTGGTGATGGCACACAGGCCGGCCATCAAAGCGTAGAACATGAACCCGGCAATGCGGGTAATCATTTGTCACCTTCCTTCTTTCCAAACATCATCGTGTCCAACGATCGTACGCCAGCATACATGTACAGGCCAGCGGCACCGAAGGTCAGGAAGCTAACACATACATGCTTGAGTACGCGCCACATTACTTCTTACCGCCCTTGTTGTTCTGCTGCTGAGGTTTGGGCTGCTTGGTTTCCACCTTGAGTGCAGCATCACTGGGAACCACATCAGCAGCGGTGGGAGCAGGGGCCGGAGTGGGAGGAGTCATCTCCACCACACCAGCGTCAACAGTCACGGGAGCAGGGGCAGGCTGGTCGATCTGCATACCGAGACGTTTGGCCACGGACTGGATGACACGCTTCGCTTCATCGGGATTGTTTCCCGCAACAGTGTGCAGTTCCTGCATGATGTTGCCGGAGCCACCAGTGGTGGGGCCGATGGGAGTCACGTTGAAGACGGGGCGAACATTGCGACCAGTCCACTTGCCCACAATCCAGTCGAACCCTTTCTGCACACCGGCGCAAGCCAACGCAGCGATGGCACCACCAACGCCGGTGACAATGGCACCCTGAACCTGCTGGCCAAGGGTACCGGACTGCGAGGGATTGACCGAGGTGGCAATGGTGATGCCTTCTTTCGGGCCGTTCTGATTGCCGCCCTTCTGTTTCTGCTGGTTCTGGTTGTTGTTCTGATCACCACTCATGTTGTGAACTCCTCTTCTGGTTTACGCTGGAGATGATAGAAGTCAGGGCATCCCGGCAAGTCTCCAGTAATATCATAACCAAGATGCTTATAAAAAGCAAGGGCTTCTGTGTTAGCTTTCCTACAGGAAAGTGAAATCCAGTACGTTGGAAACTGCTGATGCAAGTGTCTAAGTATCTGCCCACCAATACCGACACCACGGTAGCGCACCCCAAGCCATGATATGTATACAAAAGGTAATGGTTCATCCTTCACATACACATCATAGATAGCAGCACCGACTGGATAGCCTTCATCATCGTACAGAGTGTAGGAGAGGTTGTCACGGCTTGACATGACATCCTCGATCCTATCATCGAAGACTTCACATAGGATGTCCAATGCATCCTGATCAACACTCATGACAACCTCTCCAAGTTAAGGTTTAAAGAAGGGGACTAGTCCTTCTTGTCTTCCACCGGCTTGGTGTCGATGGTCTGGTCGGAGGCCGGAGCGGGGAACAGAGCCTGCTTCCCTTCCTTGTAGGCGAAGGAACCAGCGACCGTGGCAATGACCGCATACACAAGGGGTTTCAGGAAACGAAACATAAGTTTCTCCCTTTGTTAAAGTGTGACAGGAAAGAGGCAAGGAACATCCCTGACTCTACACCTATCACACTTCAACCCTGCTACTCATTGAAGTCGTATGCTTTTCGTTGCAGGTTCTTGTCGAAGTTGGTGTAGTCCACATGATAACATGTCCCTTGCTGATAACACATCAGCAGTTTACCACAGTTGCTTCTCAAGAGACTGGTGCCAGACTTAGGGCAGGCGATAAAGTTACCTGCATTCTTCAGCTTCCACTCTTCCACCTCTTCTTCGGTGAGTTGAGGCGACTTGGCTGGTTGATGTCTCGGCATAAATGTATTCTTTGCATACCAAGAATCAAGCTTTTCCTTGTACGTAGACATAACCTTTCTCCTTATAAGTAAACGGACTGAGGTTAGCAGAGAGCAGCCAACCCCAGCCCGAGTAGATGTTAAAGATATGAAGCTAGAACGCTGACGTAAACAGGGCCTTGAGCCTCTTAAGTCCAGTCAGAGGTTGTACCTTGTTTGCGTGCAAGGCATCCAGCAGCATTTCCTTTACGGGGGTTCTTCGCAGTGACCGAACAACGAGGTGTAAGACATACCATCTACTCCTAGTTGTAGCCATAGCTTCGATGAGATCAGCCATCACCAAGCTGGTTTCACATGTGAACGCAACGGTTCTCATGATGATACCCATCGAGTACAGCTTGTTAAGTTCCTCAGTCAACACGTGTCTGCAATACTTGTACTCTCTATACCGTGCCAGAGTAAAAGCACACAGTCCCACGCCAACCACCAGTGCACCACCATGCAGATAGACTTGTCGCACTGCAGGGCTGGACACCATGAGTTCTCCTAGTATATCAAACATGACTGGCTCCTTGTAGTCAGTAAGTTGATCTTATGAAGGACATGATGCACATTGCTAGATTATCTTACCTGCCATATTCAGTAACAACTTCGCGGCATGGCTAGCCGGTACTCATGTTACTTGCGTCATCCACTAGCTCTGTGTTCGACCCAAAACACAAGTTGTGTATCCGTAGTTTGCTTTGATGTGCCGACATTGAGCACAGTATCAGCAGCCATCGAGGATTCTACACCTCACTCTGATACACAAGTTTGCAAAGCGTTTACCTAACCAACAATTCATTAGCCACCCTAAGTCTACACGTTCGGTGGAGCGTACCTTGTGCGGAGGCTGCAACCTACCAGTTGCGCTTGCTCTCATGTACACGACAGTGTCTGCCTTACTCCTTTCACTTGCAACCTAGTTCCAAACAAGGCCGAGTTGCCCCGGCCCTGCTTGTTATGGGTTACATGGGATGGGTGTTGACGAGAGGCTTGATCTTGTCCATCACATCCTTGGTCAGAATCTTGGACATGATGAACTCTTCAATGCCGGAGGCTTCACGCAGAGCGTCGACAGACGCAAGCGTGGCCGCGTCGATGGCCGTCAAGAAGTACTTGGCTTTCGGATCGTCTTCACCTACGTTCGAGACAAACGCACCGCCCATGATGGACAGAGCCTGAGCCAAGCTGAACTTGAACAGAGCTTCGTTCAGCGGGTTGGACTTGATGAACCCGCCCATGCCCCAAGGCAGGCCGGACGCAATCACATCGGTCACGTTGTTCAGAACCAGCCGACCAGCGGCGAGCTTGGTGATAACTACACCAGCTTCTTTGGTCTTGTCGATCTGCCGGTGCATGGTGGGAGAACTGGTCACGCTCTTGGCAAGGCCAATGACCTTAGCACCGAAGCCAACCGGTTCATGTGCCGCTTCCATGTCGAGAATGATCTCATTGTTTTTGTTCATAGACTACATACCTCCGTGAGTTTCAGTGTGTTACTTGCTGGCCTTGGCGATCTCGTCAGAGATCTGCTTGCACTTGTTCTGCAGGGCGATGCTGCGCTTGCGCAGGTTCTGGATGCTGTTGCGCTTTTCTTCCACGGCCTTCTCGGCGCCGGACTTGATGATGGGGTCGGTGATCTTGTTGATGGTCTTTTCGCTGGCAGCGAGGGCCTTTTCACCTTCACGCAGTTCAGCTTCCACGTTGGTCAGTTCATCGGTGGCTTCAGCCAGACGCTGTTCCCGCACCTTGTTCATGCGGTCATCGTTCTTCCGCTTCTGGATGGCCTTGGTCACCACGTCACGGTGGAACTTGCAGAGGTAGCTGCCTTCCAGCTTGCGCTCATCATCGGTGATGTACTTCTGCGTGTCCTTGTCGGTGGGCAGGTGGAAGGGCTTCTGTTCAGCCACCTTGCGAAGGACACTGCCGCAACCTTCAAAGGCGCAGCGCAGCACAGGCTTCTCGGTCTTGGCATCCTTGCCGTCCTTGGTGGGCAGGAGAACAGGCGTAGCCACTTCGGGGCCGACCTTCACGGACACGGGTTCAGCGGTGGTTTCTTCCTTGGCTTCGATCTTGTTGGGATTCTCGATGGCGTTGGCAGTGACACCGGCGGGCTTGGCCTGCGTGGAGAACCGGGGCTTGGTTTCCTTGGTGCCGTCACCCTTGGGCAGAACACCGAGCATCTGGAGGAAAGGCTTGGAGTCAAAGGTTTTGGAAACCACAGCCTGCATGTCAGCCGTCGCGCTGTCTTCGGCGGTGCCCTTCATCTGGAACACGCCCGCCTCGTCGCACACACGCAGGAGTTCATCGGCGGAGTCCATCGTCATGCCGAGGCCAAGGTAGTGCAGAGCTTTGCCGTGCGCGGTGTCCGGGTCAGCGAGGGACGCAGCGGTCAGCACAGCGGAGGACGTGAGCACACCCTGCAACACGGTGGGGTTGGCAAAGAGAGCTTCCTTCGCAGCCTTGCCTGCGATGCGAGCGGTCACGAGCTTGCCAGCTTCAGCGTTGGAATCAAGGATAATCTTGAAGATGTTGCGCATGGACATAGTAAGTACTCCTAATGTTTGATGGTTGCAGTTCAGTGTGTATATGGTATAGTAGCAGGTGCTACTTGCCCAGCTTGGAGATGTAGGCTACGGCATCAGCCTCAGCCTTTCCGATGTCGAGGACAGAAAAGCCGACAGACTTTACCGGGATGTCGTCGTCAGGTTGCGACAGTTCCATCCCCATGCCGGGATACTTACGCTCAGCGTACTTGGATTTACCCCGGCGTTGACGTTCACGAGCGATAGCAGCGGCTTGCGATCTGGTCTTGCCACACGCAGGACATTTGCACGTGGGGCACAGGCGTTCGTACTTATCACCAACAGGTACGAGTTCCAGCCTGCGCTTGACACGCTCAATGATGCGAGCCTGCGGACTGCCATGTCCGTAGAACTCAATCAGTTCTTCAAAGAACTTGACAATCTCGTTGTCAAGAATAGCAGAACCAACAGGTGTTCCCATAAAATGTATCTCCTTGTTGTTCATTTGTTTCTTTGTAGATGTTTAGCCAGTCTTCCACAAGTTCCATAGCCTGCGGTCGGTCGGACTCAGCACAGAGCCCAGACCTGAGCATGAAATCAAAGATAGCTTTGTAGTCTACCTCCATGTTGAAGTCCTTATGTATATGACGCCTGAGTTATTCAGGCTCTGTCGTGTCACGCATGTAGTACGCAGTCTGATACGCGGTGATTTGCGGATGCACAAACGTATACAGTATGGGGGCAGGGTATTTTGCAATGAGACACTTGAGCGCAGCCTCAACTGCGTGCGCCCTCATATGGCACTGTCTGGTGCGCTTATGATCAATGTTCGTCAAGATTTTCTTTCCGTCCTTTTCCTCGAAGCGGTAGCAGTATCTTGCTTCCATTGCGAAGAACGACCAGAGGTACAGCAGTTCGTTGAAGTCCCGAAGAGAAAGCATCTCTTGCCTCCTTACACATGTGTAGTACGTCCTGCCATGTTACGTTTAGATGTTTATCAATGACGCGAGCACAGCAAGCTATAGTATCATCCAAAGACACAAGCGACTTAACGTACACCTGCTCGTCCATGTGCTGCCTTTTCTTTTGAAGTTCTTTCTTGATGTCCTGCGCTTCACGCAAAAGATTGAAGGCTTGCCCTACTTGTTCTGAGGTATACATCGTACTTACTCTTTGTTGGAGAAGTACTCCATGCAATCTTCCAGCACACCGATAGCAGGAGTAATCTTCCTCAAGAAAGGATGCCTCTCAGCAGGAACCATCTTTGCAATGGTTTCGTCACGGTACACACGAAGCAGTCCAGCGGCACTGCGAAGGATGTCTGCATCGTTGAACCTGTCATCGCTCCTGACTTTACTGGAGTTCTCCGAAGGAGAAAGAACATTGACGTATTCTTTCAGTTCTTCGGGAGAGATGTTAGCCGAAAGAGCTGCGAGTGCCAGCATGGAATTGATCAATTGGGTTTCGTTAGTGTTCATATGCTACCTTTCCTGATGTTTAATAAGTTCGGAACGAATCCACCAGAAGCGAAAGTCCTCTGCCGCCTGAAAGCCGTACTCTTTCTTGATGAATTTGTACAGGTCAGTGTTTATGAAGTAGCCTTCATCGAACAGCACCTTAGCTCTGGCTACCAGTGCCGGGGGAAAGTACCGATAGTCTTCAAAGAGCCGTCCTTCTGGGTCACGGAAGTCTTTTACAGTTTCCGTATAGCCCAGTGAAGGCAGGACAGCAAGCAAGACTGCGCTGCATAGAATGCCAGCACGAATATGTTTTTTACAATATGCCACCACAAAAACCTCCTGCCTTTGATGTATGGATGCTGTGACAGAACGGTACTAAACTGAATGATGTGGTCATAACAGTAGTTGTAGTTCTGTGCATACCAATCCTTATAAAAGAATCGTTGTGCACGTTGTGTCATACAATCCGTAGCCAGTTTGCTAACCATTCGGTCAAGGTATGGTTGTAACATTTGGTAATCCTAGCGGAGCAGAGGGCCGATTGACGACGCCCAGTTCATCAGGGCTTGGATTGCCGAGTACTCAGCTTGTCCACGTACCGACCAGTTGGCACAACCAGACAACAGGATGGCACACATGCCAAGGAAGAAGATGAACAGCCAGAACGTTGGGTTAGTGTACCACTTCATGTTTGCCTCCCCCAATTACGCACAAGGAACAAGCCCTGTGCGTAATAAGAACGAAAGGCATTTCGTCTATCCAAGTGCCTACGGAACAGCATCATGGAACAACAGCCGAGGCCAAACGACGACACCATAATGACAATGACTTCAAACATTACGACCTTCCCATATAAGCGTGCGCATTCTGTTCTTGCCCTTGGGAATCTTGACTCGCACTTTAAGTTTAAGCTCCCAGACATTACCTTTCTTAAAGTAGAACTTAACACTAGTCGGATGAATATCCGGCCTGTTGATTTGTTCTCTTGCCCACTTGATTATGTTCTTCTTAAAGTAGAATGTCTTGAAGGCACACAATTCCCCGATATAGCGGCCTGTCTTTTCATGCAGGCGACTACCATAGACAGCGACCCTATAGTTAGCGTTAAGCATAAGCACACCTCCTATGGAAGCCCCGAAAGACTCCGGGGCTTTTAAGAATGTATGCTAGAACGAGCAACAGTCTCGCTCAAAGCGCAGTTCGAGAAGTACATCCTCCTCTTCCGTAGTAGGAATGTCCTGTACGTCAAGAGGGTGTTCAGGTTTACCGTCATACGTTCTGCCATACAAAGGACAAAGGATGCACGTCACCGCGTTGAGACAAACCTTTTCCATCTAGCAACACTGCCTTTCAAGGATGTAGCCTTGACAGTTATGGTTTAACTGGATGCAATAAGCATCCTTTGAAACAAGCTGATGTCCAGCCTGTTTCTTAGATGCTCATCTAATAAGCGAACTTTCCCTGTAGATGATACAGGTAGTGATTTGCTCCATGAGTTCGAGCAGACGTTGCGTTTTCCAGTCCGTAGTAATGGACTGTGACAGTAGAAAGGACTCTGGCAGATTGTCTACAAGGCGCAGGTAACGCCTTGAAAGAAACTGTTTGATGTCTGGCATGGTTTACAATTCCGTTTGTACAGTAAATGTGCTGTCAGGTTCAGCGTACAGCCACCACGAAACACCGTCAGAATCTTTAAACAGAAAGGTTTCGTCTATCTGTTGAAGGTCTACACCTAGGCAGAGGCAGAGCAAACGTGCCTCATAGAAAGTAAGCAATTGACCGTCATACAATTGAGCGGCATCCCTGAATGAATCAAGCGTGGTGTTGTTATCATAGACAGGACGCAAGACAGTTCCCATGTTGTCTACTCCTTTGTTAGATTCATGGCACAACAAAAGCCCCGATAAGAACTTGCCTATCGGGGCTTCAATGTGACGTGAATGTAGGGGGCTTAGAGTTCGATACCCTTTTCAACGGCGGCGTTCAACAGGGTATTGTAGATGTATTCTTCTTCGGCAGACAGGTTTGTGGTATCGCAGTTAGATACCATCTTAAGCAGGGACGTGAAGGGCAGACGTTCCCCCTTGAGCAGACGCACCTTGGTGAGCACATCTTCGCTCATGTCGTTTTCGTCCGCGTTTTCCAGCATCTGGATGTAGTACTCCAGACCATGCGGCGTTTCAATGCCGGGGAACTTGCGTACGTCATGCACGCCGGACGCCTTCGCCTGTTCCAACAGCTTGTTCAGCTTGTTGGTGATGCTGGTGTACTTGGTCATGACTTCTTCCTCGGTCAGAGGCTTGTCACCACGACCACCAGACTTTTCACGCTTCCACGTATCGAAACGCGGAGCCGAGCGCAGGGAACCAATTACATAGTCACACAAGCGCATCATGCCCGCAGGGTCGTTGACGTTCCCGCCCTTATCACGAGCGAGCTTGTCAATTTCGGCGGCGTCGCACAATTCGTCGCAACGCTTAGCGACCAACTTGATGGACGACTTGAGGTCAACAATCGTCCCGTCGTCAAGCGTGATAGAGCTGGCATCCTTCCCCCCGGACAAGGCGAAGGGCGCGAAGTAGAACAGCCAAGCCGTCCACGCCGGGCGGAGCTTTTCCGAAAGGTTGCCAAGAATGTAGTTCAGAGGCTGGTTGTTGCTGTTCATCATGGCGGCGCGAACAGCGTACAGCGTGCAACGAGTGACCCCGTTAACAAACTCCTTTTGGGAGTTCACAAAGACATTGACCTGCGCCCTGAAGTCTGCCTCTGTCCAGTCCGTAATCTTGGCGGGAGCAGTGGAAATTTCAGCAGTAACGGGAGCAATAGGCGTAGCAATAGCGGCGTTCATAGTAATACCTCATATTTTTAAAGGTTTATAGTCGTGTGGAATCCATTGCCTTATTGCAAAAGCCTAGTTGTCTAGGCTCTTGTGTATAAATCAACGGAAACGGCGGGATGAACGAGTGACTGCCATATCAAAATCGTCTTCCCTGTGCACTATGACCTTAGCATGACGATTAACACGTCTAACCTTTTGTGGCTTGTCAAGGGTCACAAGAGCGCAGGAATAGCCGTTTTGCTTATCCATAGCCTCACCTCTGCCCACGTTTGTAGTACGATACTTAGCGCGTGGGCGCTCGCTTGTACGTACCTTGCGGATGTTGATATGCTTGCCATGCTTGCCAGTTACGGACTTGTTTTGTCCATATTCAGCGTACAGGAAAGGCACATCCGCCAGACCGGGGAGAACAGGGAAGAATACTTTCCTTTCTGCTGGTGTCAAATCAGCGTAACGCTTAATAGTACCAGCAAAATCAGACCATAGCAGAGTTGTTACATCCAGAAACTGGCCATGCTGGTTTCTATAGCCTACACATTCCCCGTGCTTGTTCCAAACAGGACTATAGCGCAGGTCTTCCCCTTCCGTTTGATAGAGGTTAGTCAGGCCCTGATTCCTACAGATATTCAGGGCATTAGCCTGTCTCTTATAACCTTGCGGCTTATCGTGCATGACATTTCTCCACAGCTTGCGTCTGCTGTTCTTCAACGGCAGTTTTAAGTTGTTGAGTTTTATAAGCGATGTGACCTGCCCATACGTAAAAGTCTATGGCATGGTTGCCTTTCATGAGCATATTGACATAACGTTGGGAAAGATACTTTAACATAAAGTTCTCCTTAAAGTTGTAAAAACAATTTGACTGGTTGCAAGGGCATAACGCACCCAAGGCACCCCATTCCCCTGCAACTGTCAAACTGTTTACAGACTCAAAACACTTTACCTAATATTTATAGCCGTTGTACTGTCTCCAACGCAGGATGGAACGCATCCTTTTAACGCCAATACTCTACGGCTGTAACTTTTCTAAGGTTACTTTCAGTCTACCCTTTGAGCCGACTTATCGCATTGCTAGGTTGTAAATCTGCAACACCGTTTACGGTTTATCGGTAGACTATAGGCTTGCTGTAAGTAGGACTTACCCCTAACCTACCTTGCACACATGCACAAGGCCGCCAGTTAGCTTGTTCCGTCCTCTTGCTTATACGTCGCACCTGTAGTTACAGGAGTATATAAGCAAGCCTCGTTTTTCTGTACATCGGAGCACTTCTTAGCTTGAACTAACAGGTAAACCGCACCCAAGGCACAATTTGCAAGTAGCATAGACAAGCTAAGTTTTACGCGCATCCAACGCAAAACCTGCAATCCGATTTTCCAAAGAGTCATATTAAACTCTTGGCATGATTGTAACTTGTGTATGTGCTACAATCCTAGCAGGACGACACACTAAGCTAGTGCCGTTAAGTAAATCTAGCTAACTCGCAAGCCTACGTTTTCAGGCGGCTACGCTCTTGTTCCCACGGCGGCAGTAAAGCGGCTATGGTACTGTCCCTGACAGTCTCCGACCGTTCAAGGCGGCCTCTATTGAGTTAGCTTGTTGAAAGCAGTCTCTCACAAGGTTTTGCGCTTGTCAAGAGCTTTTTTGCCTGTCCGTGTGGCTCATTATTCCGGCTCTCACCTACTCTATAGAGTGCCGTAGCACTCGCAAGCAACGCATACCAAAGGCATGTAACGGCGGCCTATTTCTGGTAACTGGACAAGACTATAGCTCTTGACAAAGACGCTATGCACTTGTGAAAGAACACGTTCATCGTTGAAATGGACTCTACGCGGCTTATGTGGCCTTGTCAAGCACTTTTTCAACACTTTCTAAAAGAACGTATAGTAGCAGCTGTATAGTTGGGATGTACCCTTCCGATGCCTCTTATATAGCAAGCCGTGTGCCAAACTGTAAGTAGTTGAAATTATTGAATATTGGTTATCCTATAAGTTCAACTTTTTGAACCGAGTAGGCGCGCCGGCAGGTGCTTGTGGAGCTTATGGAGCCATGCTGTGCATAGTTCTATAAGTACTACAGGTACTTAGATCATGGTTCAAACATTTGTACCTTTGAAACGCATGAGTACAATAAGTTGAACCTATGCCTAAACATGCTAAACCATTTACACTTTTGTACCATGCTAACCATAAGTATATGATTTGATTAACCTTTGAAAACGTTTGGCTGCGATTAGTTGCTATTGATAACTATTAGCAGTTGTTTAGTGCTATTGATTACCATTGCTGGCAGGTTTGGGGGTCAAAAACCCTACCCAAAAACTAGGCTATAAGCCAGCCAACACTGCTAGGAGTAGCACTAAAAATCTTAGGAGTCACACTGTGCTTTCTTTCATAAGGGGGAGGGGGTACCATCCCTACCCGTGGGACAGAGCGAGGGCACGGGGGGTACAGTTGACACAGACATCACAAACAAATTTCTAGCTGAATGACTGCATCATAATCGAATGTAATGAGATTTGGTGTAGACTCTGCATCATAATCGAATGTAATGAGATTTGGTGTAGACTCTGCATCATAATCATTTTTATATCTCATAGTTCTATATGTTCAGAACAAGTCTAGGAGGTATACTCACCATGCTACCCTCATCTTACATCATACGTAACCAACAGTAGTCAGGAGTAGCTACTAGTAACCGGCCCGGCCTCCCCTTGAGCATCGGAGATGTGACCACGAAGTGAAGATGCGACAGAATGAAACTTTTTTTAACTTTTTTAAACTTTCTTCTCTCAAACCACTTGACAAACAGCAAAAGAATGATTATACTAAAAGTATATTTTTAGTTTGGTTATACTTGGTTGATAGGTAAGACAAGCCGGTTGGATAGGTGAACGTAGCCGGAAGGATAAGGAAAGGAAAGACCCGACGGGGTACAACCTTCTTTCAACTTGGTATCTCTCTGACATATTAGAAGAAAGCACAGCTTAGTTGTGAAATAGAGCCGAGCGCCGCCTGTTGCTAAGAACTAAGTCTGATTAACTAAGAAGTTCTGACCATAAAGAAAGCCCCCGTACTACACCTGACCATGCTTTGCATAGTACTTGTTGTAGCCGGGGGCTTCTTGCGTCTAGTCTTCTTTCTTGTCTATAGCTAGTTGTCTTGGTTTACTTAGAAGATGTTTACTTGCTTCTTCTTTAGTCATCTTACCAAACATGACATCGTACTTGACCTTGTTACTTGTAAAGTATTTACTTGACACACAGTTAAGGGGTATCTTGATCAGTTCATCTGTATAAGCTGCCTTGACGTAAGGTGGTGTCTCAAAGCCAAGGTGAACTGTGTTCATGTGCTCACGTTCTGTACCAAAAGGTTCTATGATATTACTCTGTGCCATCTCTATGTACTCATCTGTGTAACCTGTATACTCAAACGTCTTGTCAAAGACTTGTTGCATATACAAAGCACCTCTACGCCAGTGTCTTGCATAGTAGTACGGATGGTTAGTTGCAGACACTTTCCATGTAAACCATGTACGTTCATGTCCGGGGAAGAAGTCAGGTGTTCGAGGTACAACTACAGCTTTAAGCTGAGGATACTCTCTAAAAACAAAGTACCTCTTCTTAGGTGCACGGGACACACGCTTAGACACACCAAAGCAGTCACGTGTTACTTGTGTTAAGGGTCTGCTATACGTCTTCTCTTCAACAGTGATGACTGCAAAGTCTTTAAGGTCGATACCTCCTCTGTTCTTTAAACCATTAGACAAACACCAGATCATGACGTTAACCATTCTGCTTACTTCACTTTCTGGCAGGTAGTTAAAGAAGATGTTCAGATCGTTAACAAGGTCACCCTTTGTATACAGACCTCTGTCCCACTGTCCTTCTACTTCACACTCTGACAAACCTATCTGACACCTACAGTTAGGAATCTTATAAGGTTCAGGTGTGTCTTCATTCAGTATAGGATTCCTCCGCCACTTTAATTTCCTACGGTCTTTTTCTAGAAGTATCGACATTTTATTTCACTTTTTATATATTTTTTTACTATAACCCCTTGACAAAATATGTATAGTTATTATACTATATAATAGGTTATAGTATACATAAATACTATAATCATTAATTTATCTCTTGTCAAGAGGCAAATAAAGAAAAGTTATGGATAGTCAAATTTTACTAGGGATCGTTAACGGTCTGTCAAGCTTAGTAAAAGACGCTGACTATATATCACTTGTGATGCTGGGAGGAACTGCATTCATTATCTATGAATGTGCAACTTTATCTACTTACCTTAAGCGTGTAGTTGCCCGTAAGACGAAAAAGTTTGCAAAGGATTTTCCATCATTCGTTGATATGAACAGTCGTGTTCTTACCAAGCTTAGACATGCTAAGTCTGAATTAAATGCAGACAGAGTTGCAGTTGTTCAGTTTCATAACGGGTGTCAAAACCTGTCTGGTATTGACTTTGCAAAGATATCTTGCACACACGAAGCTGTTCGTCCCGGACTTAAACCGGCACAAGCTGATTTCTTAAACCTGCCTGTGTCTGCTTTCTCATATCTTACTAACGCTGCTTTTGGTATAGAGCCTAAAGTAGTCATGAATATTGAACGTCTGCGTAAGTTTGATATGTCTACATATACACTGTTGAAGTCACACAAGGCTGTGTCCTTTGCTCTTGCTCCTCTTGTGTCTGATGATCAAGATGTCTTTGGTTTTATTATCGTAGAGTTCTGTAAGATCCGTGAAGACATTACTTCTGGTGACTTCCAATTCCTTTTAAAGACATATGCAGAGAAGATAGCTGCCCTGCTTGACCGCTCTGACTTAGGTGACCTTGATGAAGAAAGACTCTTTAAAGCCCCTTCTGAAGAAGCCTAGTCCTTCTGTAGTTGTTCCTGACGGTAAGGGATGTACCAAGGGAGACGAACTTCTTCGTCGTCTTCGCTTTGAATTTGGGTACGATCCTATCAAGGAACTTGTGCATTTGGCTAGGTCTGCTAAGACCAACAGCACAGAGAAGATTAAGATCGCCTCTGAACTGCTGAGCTACTACCAGCCGAAGATGAAAGCTATGGACTTCAATCCGAATGCTGGTGAAGTTATTAACGTTAACATCTCTTTCCCTGATGAAGAGACTGCTCCTGCGGGACTCAAGGATCTGGCGAAAGAAACTGCGTAAGGACTGTTATGGATATTGATTATCAAGTCCTGCCCACGTTTGCAAAGATTCATCGTGACCCGAATCCTTTTCTGTTTGTGATGGGGCCAGTAGGATCTGGCAAGTCCTCTGGTTGTATCTTTCAAGCGTTCTTTAATGCTATGCGTCAGAAACCAGACGAACATGGAGTCAGGCACAGCAGACACCTTGTTGTCCGCGCAACGTATCCTGCCCTAAAGTCAACCACCATTAAAACGTGGTTGTCATGGTTTAAAGATAAAATCACTATTACTTATTCTACCCCCATCATCGGCAGGATTAAGTATCCTTTAGCTGATGGTACGACCGTTGATATGGAAGTCGTGTTCATTGCTGTCGATGATGATAGATCTGCTGAAAAGCTTCGTTCGTTGGAAGTGACCTCTGCTCATTTGAACGAAGCATCTGAACTTACAGAAGGTACCTTTCAGCTTATCAAGACACGCTTTAAGCGTTATCCTGCTAAGAAAGATGGCGGCCCAGTCAGACCATTCATTATACTTGACTACAACGCCGTAAGTACTGAGCACTGGTTATATCGCCTTGCAGAGGAAGACAAACCAGAAGGACATAGTTTCTATCGTCAACCTCCAGCTATGCTTAAGGTAGACGGGAAGTATGTTCTTAATCCTGAAGCAGAGAACCTTGCTAACCTTGATGAAGGTTACTATGAAACCATGTGTATGGGCGCAGACGAAGACTTTATCAACGTCAACGTGCTTAACAACTATGGTGAAGTAAAACGAGGTAAACCTGTTTATAAGGATTACAGTGATCTTGAGCACCATGTTGATGAAGAGATGGTTCCTCTTCGTGGTGTGCCTGTTGTAATTGGGATGGATCAAGGGTTGACTCCTTCTGCTGCTTTCACACAGCAAGTCCCTGATGGTACAGTTATTGTGTTTGATGAGATCTGCACAGACAACTGTTCTCTCAAAGAGTTCTGTGAAGAACATCTTTGGCCTAAGATCACATCTAAGTATCCTTGGATTGTAAATAACTTTAGAGTTGTGTGTGACCCTGCTACTTCACAGCGGTCAATGAACGATGCTAAGTCTGGCATGGAGATACTGAAAGAATGTAATCTTCCTGCTAAGCTAGCTAAGACAAACAACTGGACTCCTCGATTTGAAGCCGTTGCACAGTTCCTTCGGTTAAAGGGCAGATTCAAGCTTGGGCCTCAATGTATAGCCTTAAGAAAAGGCTTCGTATCAGAATATAAATATGCTGAATCTAAAACTGTTAACGGTGTTCTCTACAAAGCATCTCCTGTTAAGAACGAGTTCTCTCACGTTCATGACGCCTTGCAGTACGCAATGATGGAGTATGTGCATAAGCGGGAGAAGAAGTTTTTGTTTAATACACAACGTAAATATCGTGCTGCTAGCCAGATTGGAGGCTACTAAAAATCATGACTGAAAAAGATTTTTTCGGTTCTGGAACTGTAATCGACTCTGCCGAAGATAAAGATGTACAGGACTTTCTCTCGGAAGTTTCTGACAAGATGCAGGTAGATGAAGATTCCGGTGCAGAAGATACCGAAGGCGCGTCTGAAACGCCCCAAGGTCTGGCTGCATTTGTTCGTGAAGCGTTTGACCGATCGGACAGTGCACGTAAGACTATTGAAGAGAAGTGGTTGAATGCCCTTCGTCAGTACAAAGGTATCTACTCTCCCGAAGTTCTTGAACGTATGGATCCTCTACGTAGTAAAGCTTTTGTTCGTATGACAAGAACTAAGGTCAAGACTGTTGACAGTCGTTTGTCTGACCTGCTGTTCCCTGCGAACGGAGATAAGAACTGGGGTATTGAGCCTACGCCACTGCCACAGTTCAGCAAGAAGAAAGAGGCTGCTATCCTTGAAGTTGTTTCTAAGGATCAAGGTAAGCAGATTAGCCCTGAAGAACTCTATGTTCTTATGCAGGATGAAGCTAAGAATCAAGCTGGAAAGATGTCTAAGGTTATCGAAGACCAGCTTGCTGAGTTGAAGTACCGTGAGATTATGCGAGATGTTATTCATTCTGGTAATCTGTATGGTACTGGTATTCTTAAAGGGCCTCTTGTTTCTATCTCTGAAAACCGTCAGTACTATAAGAAGGAAAAGAATGGAGACAAAGAGAAGTGGATACTCTGTGATTATGACTCCATCACGCCCTTCATCGAAAACGTCCGCATATGGGATATCTACCCGGACATGGAAGCTACTTGCCCCTCCGAATGTAGATACATCATTCAACGACGGAAGATGGATAAGCACGATGTCATCGGTCTCGGAAAGAGATCAGACTTCAATGGAGATGTAATCTCTACTTATGTTGCTGAGAATCCTGAAGGTGATTATCAGAAGAAAGACTTTGAGAACCAACTTACCTCTATGGGTGATGTAATCGATAGCGGTGTTGCTGATGCTGCTCACTCTAAGAAGTATGAAGTGTTTGAGTTCTGGGGTTTTGTGGATGCTGATGATCTGAATCAGGTGGGTGTTGAGATTCCTGAACGTATGCAAGGTCAAGTAGAACTGGCTGCAAACATTTGGGTACTTGGTGACCACGTTATTAAAGCGTCTCTCATGCCTATGGAAGGCGTTAAGTGGCCTTACTTCTTTTACTATTATGACAAAGACGAAACCTCTATCTTTGGTGAAGGTATTCCGTCTATCATGTCTGATGTTCAGGAGTTGATCAACAGTGCGTTCAGAGCTATGCTGGACAACGCTGCTATCTCTGCTGGCCCTCAGATTGAAGTAAACCTTGACCTTATGTCGGAAGACGAAGATCCTCGTGATGTCTATCCGTTTAAGGTATGGATGCGTACAGGTGAAGGAGCTGATGCTGCTAACCCTGCTATCCGTGTCTTCCAGCTTCCCAGTTATACTACTGAATTTGAACGGATGATTGAACTCTTCCGCAGCTATGGGGATGAAGTTACTTCTATTCCTCGTCAGATGTGGGGAGAACCTTCTGGTGCTGCTGGTCGTACTGCTTCTGGCCTGTCTATGTTGATGGGTTCTGCAAACATTACGATCAAAGATCAGGTTAAGAACTTTGATGATGGCATCACTAAGCCGTTTATCTCTGCTATGTATCACTGGAACATGAAGTTCAATAGTGACTCTGACATTAAGGGTGACTATGCTGTTCAAGCTCGTGGTACTTCGTCTCTTATCGCTAAGGAAATCAGAGCACAGAGTCTGATTAACTTTGCACAGATCACTAACAATCAGGTTGATCTTGGTACTGTTAAGCGTCCGAACATTATCCGTTCGATTGCTGATGCCCTTGATCTTTCTGATGATAACTTGGTGTACTCTGATAAGGAGATTGAAGTTCAGAAGCAGCAAGAACAGAAGCAAGCTCAGGAAGAACGTCAGTGGATGACCGACATGGTTGAGACTGCACGGTCTGAAGGTGTTAGCCCTGCGGCTTTGATTGACAGTTTGAGACAGCTTCGTGAAGATATGTCTCTGATTAGTCAGCCTGAACAAGCGTATCCTCAGAGTTAATATGATTGATACACCACTTAACGGTAGGCGTGTGAGCTTGGAGAAAGCCTTCAGGCTCACGGCCAACGCCGACCTACAAAAAAATATAGTTGCTTACCTGAAGGTTCTTAGAAGCCAACGGTACAGTAAGTTACTAAGTCCTGATAATACAGATAACGTAGACCGACTTATCGGTGAACTACGTATGGTACAAAAGCTCTTGGATGTACTGGAACTTGGGAGCGAGCCCCTTTCGGATAACTTGCTCATGAGCCAAGCCAGTTAGGACTTAGGGTATTAACCCTCCCTAACTTAGTTATAAAAATATGAACGATCAGAACAACAAAGATTTCAATGAAGCCTTCGACGAACTTGCGAAGTCTTACGAAGATCCCTCTAAGGCAGAGCCCTCGTTTGATGATTTCCTGAGTGAGCCTGAAGATCCTTCCGAAGAAGAAAACGTCGTGAGCCAGAATGATGACGACGAAGTTCAGCCTGCAGAAGAACTGGAGCAAGAACAAGAAGCTCCTGTTCAGAATGAACAACAGACCACTGAGCTTCCTCTGAATTATAAAGAGCTTTATGAAAAGGCAAAGCGTGACGCTGAAGCACAGAATACTCTGTGGGCTAGCAGACTCACAGACCTGTCTCATAAGTATCAGGAACTCAAAGAAGCGAAGAATGCACCTGCGCAGACTAAGGAAGATCCAGATGAACTTCCTGAAAATGTGAAGGAACTCTTTGAGATTCATCCTGAAATTGCTAATGCAGTGAAAACGCTTGTTGACACTAAGGTGTCTGCTGTTAAGAAGAATGTTGAGACTGAGCTTAAGACTCGGGTTGAACCTATTCAACAGCAGATCTTCCAGTCCGAAGCGGATAAACATTTCAGTACTATCCGTGCTGCCCACCCCGATATCAGTGCGATATTGGACAGTGGTGATCTCTTTACTTGGATTAACTCTCTGCCTCCTGTGATGCAGAACGGTGCTAAGTATGTGTATCAGTACGGTACAGCACAGGAAGTTATTTCTCTTCTGGACGACTACAAGTCTGCTCGTGGCGTTAACAAGCCACAGATGACTAGGGCTTCTTCTCCTCGGGTGCAGACAAACCCTGCGTCTGAGACTGAAGATATTGTTAAACAAGTGCTCGCTGCTATGGCAGTTCGTACTGGCAAGGAACCTATTGATATAAGCAATAAGCCTAAAGCCAAGCCTCGTGAGAAGTCTTTTGATGAACTTGCTCGTGAGTATGAACGTAGCAGAAGGACGCGCTAAACTCGTTTTTGAAATTAGGAATTATATCTAATGGCTACTCCGAATACTATCATGCATACTGGTGCTACCAGTTCTTCTACTGATGGTACTCTTAGCACGATGGCTAATGTCTATGTCGTTGCTAAGATGCTCATCCGTGCTCTTCCTTACCTCGTGTTTGAAAAGTTTGGTCAGGCTTATCCCCTGCCGACCAAGAGCACGAAGACCGCTAAGTTCCGTCGCTTTGAATCTCTTGATGCCACGCCGAAGGAACTGACCGAAGGTGTTACGCCTACTGCTCAGACCTTCTCGGTTACCGACATTGAAGCCACTGTGCATCAGTATGGTAACCTTGTGACCATGACCGACGTTCTGCTCGATACCAACGACTCCCCTGTTATGGAACAGGTTACGCAGATCGTGGGTGAACAGGCTGCGGAAACTGTTGAAAACATGCGTATCGGTGTTCTGCTCGGTGGTACCAACGTTGAATATGCGAATGGTACTGCTCGTGATGAAGTGAACACGCCTATCTCTCTGCCCCTGCAGCGTCGCATTACGCGTAAGCTGAAGAACCAGAAGGCTCGTTTCCTGACCGATAGCATTAAGTCCACGCCTCGCTTCTACACTGAATCCATCTCTCCCTGCTTCGTGGCTGTCTGCCATCCCGATTGTGAAGCTGACATCCGCTCGATGCCTCACTTCCAAGACGTGAAGGACTATGGCAATACGTCTCCGTGGGAAAATGAAATTGGTGCTGTTGAAGGTGTGCGTTACCTCTTCACCACTCTGATGAAGAGCTGGCCGAATGCTGGTGGTGCTAAGATGAATGTTGCTGGTGACACGATGGTTTCTACTGCCGGTGTCAAGGCTGACGTTTACCCCATTCTCTTCCTTGCGAAGGATGCCTATGGTCTGGTGCCCCTGAAGGGTGCTGAGTCTCTGACTCCGGTGATCATCAATCCTTCTCACACTGAATCTGACCCGCTCGCTCAGCGTGCCCACGTTGCTTGGAAGACCATGCAGACCTGCGTGATTCTCAATCAGGCTTGGATGGTTCGCGCTGAAGTTGCTTGTACTGCGTACTAAGCCTTGCCCATATGGGGAGAACAACTACTCTTGGGGTTCTCCCCTTTCTCGTATCTAGCTCTGCTACACCTAGCTCTACAAACTAAATTTTAAGGTATATTCTTTATGGCTAACACTCCTGTTTTTACTGACACCGATCTCAACTCTGCTTCTGATATGCAGATTCGGGATATGCTTTTTGAACGTGGTCTGCACATTCCGTTGACGGAAGACAACAAACTTATTCGTAAGCACGCTGTTCGTCTGTTGATGGATTGGAGACAGGATCATGCTGGTGTTGACTCGACTGCACGTAAGTGTCGGGTTATCTTTCATACGTCTTCTAATCCTTCTGCTGGCCCTTATGTGTTTGCTTCTGTGAACAGTAAGAACTTCCAAGCTCCTTATGGTAAGGAAGTGATTGTTCCTGAATACATGCTTCGTGAATGCATTGACCGTGCGTACACTACGTCTTATCAGACGCAGCAGGATGAGTTCGGTCGGCAGTCTACTGTTGAAGTTCACATTCCTACGTATCCTTATACGTTCCTTGGTTATGTTGAGGAACAGGCTGATGGGACGGAAGAAGTGGTTCCCACTCCTGAACAGGTTGGTAAGATGGAAGCTGATGCTCTTGACATCCAGCTGACGATGCCTGTGAAGCGTGGCCCCGGTCGTCCGCGTAAGAATAGTTAGTCTAACATTTTGCTTACTTGAGGGTAATAATGAAAGTCTCTGATATCATAAATAGAGTAACTCTTCTGTATAATGATATGGGCTATGTTCGACTCTCAAAGCACCAGTACCTTGAGTTTCTTGATGATGCTATCAATAAGCTGATCATGATGCGTCCTGACGTATGGGTTAAAACTGACGTAGTGAAGTTGAACCCCGGTATTCGTCAGACTATTCCTGATGATGCTTATGCTCTCATTGACATCTATTGTAACGCTACAAAGGAAGAGGATAACACCTTTACGTTCGGTGAACCTGTGTTTCAGGTAGAACGTAGAGATCTTGATTATTTCTCTGACTGGAGACGAACTACTCCTTCTGATGTTGTCTACGAATTTGTGTATGATCGTAAGACTCCTCGGCAGTTTCTTGTTAACCCTCCGGTAGCAAAAGATAAAGATGTCTATGTAGAGATGGCTTACTCTGCACCATATGTTTCTTTTGCAGAAATGGATGACGATGTTGCTATGCAGCAAGATCTGCAACTTATGGGCAATTATCGTGGCCCTATTGTAGACTATATGTTGTACCTTGTGTACAGTACTGATAGTACTTCTGCAAACGACAGGCAGATTGCACAACAGTGCGTTCAGTCTTTTTATCAGTCTTTGGGTCAGGAGTATAATGCTTCTGTAATTGCTATGCCAAAGATTGATGAGCTACCTACGAATCTTGGGGAGGCACAGCCCAGCAATGATTGATCATTTGAATAACGCTGTTTGGGAAGACTTCTTCAAGTACGTGCGTCCTGATGTGCATGGTTGTCCTGTGGCTATGGTGAAAGAAGCTCTGCGAAACGCATGTATTGAGTTTTGTGAGAAGTCTCTTATTTGGCAGCAAGAGATTTATTGTGGAGATCTTGTTAAGGATGAACCTAAGTATGGTATCAATATCGTAGACAAAGATGCTACGATTGTGATGCCTGTCACTGTTACTATCCGTGACACTGTTGAAGGACAACTTCGTCAGTCTCAAGTAGAGAAAACAAATAGGCAAGACCTTGACTCGTACTCTCCTGATTGGCGTCTGCGTAAGGATAAGTATCCTAAGTACTTCTATATGGAAAGTCCTAATGTGATGCATCTTGTAGGTGTACCTATGGAAGACATTCCAGAAGCTTTGCATATGCTTGCTGCTGTGAAGCCTACGCGAGAAGCTGATGAGATTCCTAAGTTCCTGTATACGGATTGGGCTGAGACTATTGCTTCCGGTGCACTTGCTTATTTGCACAGTCTGTCCGGTAGAGTTTGGTCTAAGCCTAACCTTGTGAACTATTATATTCGCAAGTTCCGTGCGGGTATCTCTCGTGCTAAGTCTAAGGCTTACAAGTCTTGGGTTGCTCAGTCGAAGACGATGCTCCCTCTTAAACATAAAATTTTCTAAAGGAAATAACATGTCTGGTTTTAGTACTTATCTTGACGACAAGATTCTTGCCCATGTGTTTAATGGTACCGTTTATAACACTCCGGCTAAGTACTGGGCTCTGTTCACGTCTGCGACTGGTTTGACTGATAACAGCCCTGTTAAGGATGAAGTTACTGGTGAAGGTTATGCTCGTATCAAAGCTGAGAACAACTCTTTTACGACGCCTGCTGCGAGTGTAGTGAAGAATGCGAACGCTATTGAATTCCCGGTTGCTATTTCTAATTGGGGTCGTGTGACGCATGTTGCTATCATGGATGCAGCTACTGGTGGGAACGTTCTGGCTTGGGGTGCTATTCGTAATCCTCAGACGCTTGATGGACGTCCGCGTGATGTAGATGCTGGTGACCAGTTCATCATCCGTGCTCAGACTTCGAGCATTCGTATTACTGACAGCACCACGGTGTAAAAAGTTATTTGAGGTAGGTAGACAATGACACTCATGAATCCTATTAACGGGATGCTTGTCAACACTACCTTGATAAACGCAGGCACCCTTCAGCTTGGTGCTGTTAATGCAGATGTTATTGTCGATCTGCTTACACAAGGTAATGTCATTACGACAACTGATGTAACTGTTAACACAGTTGCAGAATTTTTAGCTAGCTCAACTGTTCGTCCTCAGTCTCACGAAGTTCCTATGTGGGCTGATGCTTACATGATTAACAGAGATATAGATAAGATTACTCCTATCACAGATGTAGGAACTAACATAGTATCTCGTGTTGTCATGGATGAACTTCCTTTTGATATCATTATCAGAGGTGTTCTAATAGAAGCAGTCACAGACATGGAGGCTATGCAAACTGTAGGTAAGGTAGGTGTTACTTCCATTGAAGCGATTACGCATATGGATGACACTGAAGCTGATATCATACAGCGTGCATGGTTCTGTGAAGCTGGGACGGATATGATTGTTCCTGTGGTAATTGGTCAGCTTGGTGCTGTTGAGATTGAAGCTATAGCAGAGTCTAAACCTTGGGCTAATGTTATCTCTGAGAATGCGACAGTCATAGAAGCTAATCATGAATGGCCTGTAGTTGATGTCATAATCAAGGTCGGAGACGCTATCAAGCTTGACGACTGTAACTGTGACTGCCCTGTGTATGGGCCTAATCTTACTTTCCCTACAGAAGGATGTGACATAAATGGCAATTCAATTTGCAAACAATGCGGCGACGACACTCTTTAGTTCAGTAACTGTGTCTGATTCGCAGATCGTCGTTTCTCCGGGAGGAGGTGCTTTGTTTCCAAATGCTGGAGGTAGTGACTATTTCATGGTGACAGTGGTTGATAAAACAACCAGTACTCTTGAGATCATGAAAGTTACTGAGCGTAGTGGTGATACTTTTACTGTGGTTCGTGCACAGGAAGGCACTACTGCCAGAGCTTTTCCTTCTGAAAGCTCAGTAGAGCTTCGCCTTACTGCTCAGTCTATTCTTGATGCTATTGATGTAAAGATTCCTCGCGGGATCATCACAATGTGGTCTGGTGCTGTTGGTGCTGTTCCTTCTGGATGGCATCTTTGTGACGGTACTGCCAATACTCCTGACCTGCGTAATCGTTTTATTGTGGGTGCAGGTAATTCTTATGCTCCCGGTAACACAGGTGGTGCTCTTTCGTATACTCCTGCAGTTACTGTAAATGCTGCTGGTACTGGTGTACAAGTTGGTTATCATACTCTTACAGTAGCTGAGATACCTCCGCATTCGCACATGATACAGAACATGCATTATCAAGGTAATCCTGATAACTGGGATGAGTGGAGTACTGTATTGGTTGGTGGGTATGAGTTATGGTCTGGCACTACTGGTGGGGGTCAGGGGCATAACCACCCTATAATAGACAACGGACATGCACATGCTGCTTTTGCTTCTGCTGTCGATTCTCGTCCTCCTTACTACGCACTTGCGTTTATCATGAAGCTGTAGGAGTAACATATGGCTATTCTATTTAAAAACAATGCTGCTTCTACGCTTACCTATAAAATGACAGATGTACAAGAAGTACTGTATGTAGCAGATGCTTCTGTGTTTCCTGTTATTGCATCTGACTCAGGTGATGTGTTTAAGCTTACTCTTGTTGGTGATGATACCTTAGAGATTGTAGAAGCTTTTGAAGTATATAATCCAGAAGGTAGACAAGGCTTTAAGATTAGGCGTGCACAGGAAGGCACTACTGCACAAGCATGGCCTGCAGGTACTCGTGTAGAGATGCGCATCACTGCTGGTGCTCTTCAGTCTTTCTTTAGTACGATTGCTACTACAGAAAAACTGGGTGTGTCTAAGTTGTCTACGTATCAGCAAGCTATTGAAGGTATAGACAACACGACTAACATGACGCCTCGTCGTACAGTTGATGCTATTCACCAGTTCAATACTACAATTGTTGAAACTCCTGTTGTTACTGGTACTACTTCTGTACGTTCTGGTACAACGCATCCTTATACGTTTACTGCGTCAGTGATGGGTGGCTTTGAAGATTCTATCGTTGCCTTCTATTATGTAGGTAACCAGACTGGTGAAGAGACATTCATTCGTGTACCTGTAACTACACCTACTACAACGAATGCTACGGCTACTGGTGATGTATCTTTTACTGGTGCTGTTGGTGACGTTATTGTAGTTACTACGTATGCTGAGACTGCATCTGGTAACTTATCTCGGTACGGTACTCTGAATGTTAACATCATTGCTAACAACCCACCGGATATCTCTAAGCTTGTCCATGATGTACCTACTACTGGGTATGCAGGACAGTCCGTAACAGTACATTTCTCTGGCGTTACTGATGCAGATGGTGATGAAGTTAAGTATAGAATTAAAAGTCGTGTGAATTGTACGTTCTCTAAGACGAACAATATTGCTGCTGGTGAAGCTGTTACTATCACATGGAACCATCCTGCTAATTATCCTAAGTATGCTCAGAATGCTGCCACTAACGGTGATGCTTCTTTTGTAATAGAGGCTTATGACTTTTTGGGTGGAGCTTCTTCTAAGAAGATTACTTCTGATATTACGTATAGGTGGGATAATTTAGTTCTGCGTGTTACTTCTGGTACTAGTCCACATGTAACAGTTGAATGGGATGCGTTTACATCGCACAACAACAACTATCCTGCACCAAATAGTATAGGTTTTGATGTTCATTACGCAGATGGTACAAGAATACCGACTGGTACTTTTACTAGTTCGTCATCTGAATGGACAACAAGAACAACATCTTTTGATGTACGTTGGAATGAGAAGGCAACTATTGTAGCTTCTATTAGAGACGATGCTTCTGAATCTCTTTCTGATATTGTTGTCTCTTCAGATCCACGTCTAGAAGTAACTACAGTAGTTACTTTTACTGCTCCTGTATGGACATCTGAACAGGGTCAGACTGTAACTGATAAAGATACATTCGCTATTGCTTGGACGCAAGGTACTTCTAGTCCTGCTTATACTGTGACAGGACATCATTGTCAAACATCTACAGACCCTAATTTTGGTAGTACTATTAATAGTATAGAAAAAGTTTCTACGACTAATACTAGTACCTTGACAACTGCTGCTTGGTTTGAATTCGGTAATCCTGCAATAGTTAACTATGCAAGACTCAGAAACTACTGGACTGACCCATCTACAAATAAGAAGTACTACTCAGCTTGGTCTTCTCCTTTGTTGCAGGTAAATGGACAGACTGCATCTCTTGATGCAGCTACAATTCTTTCTCCTGCCACTAACTCTATACTTGATCCTTCTATTGTTATTCCAACGACAATTGCTCTTGGTGCAGTAACGGGACAGACTGTAGATAAGATGAAGATAAGTGCTTATACTGGTGTAAACGCTGATCCTTCTTCACAGCAGCCTGTATGGACTAGTGGAGAAGTTGCATATAGTTCTTCCTATAATATCCCTGCTAATATTCTATCGTGGGATAATGTATATAAACTGTTCGTTGACGTGCACGGTACTATAACTGGTTGGGCACAAGATACAGACGGTGTAGTTGTAAGAACTATTATGCATAAGTATGCTGGTCAACCTAACCAAACGTATTCTGTTCAAGGTCAGACTCAAATTCCTGTTGAGTCTGCTCAGACTTATACTTGGACAAATGCTCCTCGTGTTGGTTCTAACGTTCCTTCATATACTCGTGTAGTTATTTATCGTAAGTCTGATAATGCTGTAGTCTTTTCTAAAGAGACAGGCATAGATGCTACTACATGTGTAATCCCTGCTAATACCCTTGCTCATAACACTGAGTATCACTGCCGTATTGACAACTGGTTTGTTGAAGGTGGTCAGCTTGATGTTGAGGATATGACTAAGTTCACAAGTAAGACTACTGGGTTTGTAACTTCCTATCCTGCTGTATGGCAAGCCTATCGTTCGTCTACAACTTATAGTGTTCCTTATACTGGAACATATGATGTTGTTGCAATCGGTGGTGGTGGTTCTGGCGGTACAGGTTATTCTAGGTTTGACTCTAGTAACCCGCCTATGTTTGTTACCTATGTCAATTCAGGTGCTGGTGGTGGTTCTGGTGGCATATCAAGATGGCAAGGAACTATTAATGCCGGTACTGCACTTACTTGTACAGTAGGTGCTGGTGGTGCTGCACAAACTGCTAGCTCTATGGCTGGTATTGCTGGAGGAAGTACCTCTGTAACAGGTGGCCCTGTAAGCGTATCTGCTGGTGGCGGTGGCGGTGGCGGAAAAGATGGGTATGGTGGTTTAAATGCCGTTGGTGGCACTGGTGGTTCTGGTAATTTGCAGAATGGCAGTGCTGGTGGAAAGACTATCTACTGTGACCCCGGCAGAGCAGGTGAAGGTGTTAACTGTTCTGGTGGTGCTGACTATCCGACGAGTCAGTGTAAAGGTTATAGTTCTGTTGGTGACGCTCCGGGTGGTGGTGCTTGTTCAGCATATGGTGGCTACATTGCCGGTGGCGGTGGTGCCGGTGCACTAGGAAGCTTAATGGAACCTTCGGAGTGGGCTACGCCCGGTTGGACTAATGACTCCTATACGCATCCTGCTAATGCTGGAGCAGGTCAAGTTGGGTGTGTTCTTATAATCAGTACGTGGGCATTGTAATGTATAGATACGCTACTCTTATCGGTGAAGGACAGATTAACAATATCATTGTACGTGATATTCTTGTTCCTGACACCCCTACCTGTGTAAATATAGACGACTCTCCGTGGCTTCAGATTGGTGATATGCTTGATACGCCTAAGCCTACACCTGTTACTCCCAAGACTACTTGGCAGACTAACAAAGAGTTGTTTGATAGTTACATGGATTATTTGGACAAGTTGCAAAATCGCCCGCTGGCTTCTATTATCGTAGCTCAAAGTAACCAGCAAGAACCAGATGTTACTGATATAGAAAAGCTGGCTAAGTATGAGGAACGTAAGAAGTACTTGCGTGAGAAGCGAGATGTGCTGTTGAGTAATTCAACACAAGATCTTATTGCTTTGATTGATTCTTATACAGAAGCAGATGTGCTTGCAAATCAAAAGCTTGCTAAGACTGTAGCTTAGGAGCTCATATGAAACTAACATTCCAACAGTTTAGCGGGATTGCTCCTCGTATAGCTCCACAGCTTTTACCCGCTACTCTTGCACAGGAAGCTCTCGACGTTAAGCTGTGGAGTGGAGAGCTTCGACCTCACTATGCTGATGAGATTCTTCAGTATATCCCGAGTAATATTCAATCTATCTATAGATATAAGTGGAAGAATAAGACATATAACTGGTTGATGTGGCCTTACGAAACACGTATAGCTAAAGGCCCTGTGAACGATGACGAGAACAATCGTATCTACTTTATGAATCAAGGTGGGTTCTTCGTAACAGACAGTTCTCTTCTTGAAGACAAAGACTACATGAATGGCATTACTAATAATGCACGGTATCACGCAGGTATACCAGAAATGGGCTACGGTAGAATGGACGTTTTTGGTACTGGAAGTGGTGATATCGAAGCTCGTACATATATAGCATGTTTTGTACGTAAATGGGCAGACGGAACTATTGATGTGGGCAAATCCAGCAAACCCTATGTAACATCTTTTGATGCTAGCGGTAAACGTACTATAGATGTACGTCCCGGACAAACAGTTCTGGTTACTGTTTCAGCTCTCACAGATGCTGCTAGAGCAGCAGGTGTAAATGCTTGTCATATTTATAGGTCTGAGGTTACATCTGCTGGACAAGCTTTGTATAGTTTTGTAGATGAGTTTGCTATAAACGATGCACATACTACAGGTAATGCAAGTGCTACTTGGCATACCGGTGGTTGGTATGAGTACAGAGATAATAAACCAAACGCCTCTCTAGGAGAGGCTTGTCCTTCTCTTTACTGGGATGCTCCAGTAGACGGACTCAAAGGTCTTGTTTCTTTGCAGAATGGTTTGTTTGCAGCGTATAAAGATTCTACTGTCTATATATCTGATTGGAATGCTCCCCATGCTTGGCCTTATGAACATACAGTAACGATTGACTATCCTATAGTAGGTCTTGGTTCTTTTGGTAATACGATTGTTGTTTGTACAGAAGCAGCTCCTGTGTTGATTGTTGTACAAGACCCAACAAATCCTACGACTAAAGCTATCCAAGAGAACTGTCCTTGTGTGTCTGCTGACTCTATTGTGAATACACGTAATGGTGTTATCTTTGCTAGTCAGAATGGTTTAGTACTAATTAACAGTACGAGTCCTACCTTTATTACAGAGAAGCTCCTTACTCAGGATGAATGGCTACCTTTGCGTCCTGAATCATTGAAGGGTGCTTTTCTAGATAATACTTACTATGGATTCTTTACTAATCCTACAGATACAGCAGCTGGTTTTATCTTTGACTTAGACAGCTATACATATAGTACAGTATATGACAGTATTGTTTCTTCAGGTATGGTTTATACTACACAACATGCAAAGGTTGTCTATAACGATATTGAACAATCACAGCTGTATGTATGTTATCCTCTTGAGAACGGTACACAGTATAGCTTGTGTTCCTTTGCTTCAGATTCTCGTATAAACAAATCTTTTAGATGGCGTTCAAAAGTTAATGTTAGCCCACAAGGTTTGTTTAATTTGAGCGCGGCCCGTGTCATGATGACAGTCCAACCGTCTCAAAAAGAAAACGAGCATATCTGGGAAGGTAATCTTACAGGTTCAAGTCTCGCGGCCCGTGTCATGGATGGTGAACCAATCAATGGTTGGTGTAAAACGAACGAGCTGAAACTAGCGGATGCTACAGTGTTTAACTATTATGTCGATGGCGAACTTAAATATTCACGAGAAGTAGAAGACTCTAAACCTTTCCGTCTTCCTTCTGGTTTCAGAGGTGAGACTGTTGAGGTGGAAGTTAAGTCGAATGATTACATTCATTCGATTACTCTTGCTTCGAGTATGGGAGAACTCGTAGAAGGAGAAAGCAAGTAATGGCTACTGCAAAACAAGTACAGCTTTCTGATGTACCCTACACAGAAGACTGGAATACCTACGAGTATCTTGTGTCTGTCAACGCTGCTTTTGCCTCTTTGCAAAAGCAGGTTGATGCGCTTAGTAATCGTATCGACAAAGAAGGTGTTATCACTGGTGGTGATGATACTAATGGATGGTATGCTAAGTTCCCTGATGGTAAAGTATTGCAAGGTAAATACTTTGCTTCTACAAAAGTTAATTATATAACATGGGTATTTCCCATTGAATTTTTAGCTACAGATACTTACTGTGTTTCTTGTACACCTGAAAACTGGTCATATCCTAGTATATGTCAGTGCTTAGAAAGGTCGAAGTCTTCGGCTAAGTTTAAAGTACATAGTAATGATGGCCAAAGTGAATTAGGTAGTGCTTATCATGTTATGGCTTTTGGGAGGTGGAAGTAAATGAACAACTACGGATACTTCCCTACATATACTACAATGTTGCCTATTTACCAAACGGTGCTGGGTAACTACGGTATAGGTGGTAGCAGTACTCAAGGTAACTCTAGTCGTAACAAATGGTATGACAACCAGAATCGTTTCTCTAACCAGCAGTCTTCTTCCGATAAGGAGAAGGCTAATAAAGGCACCACTTTAGGTAAAGAGTTTACCGGTGGTGATGGACGAGATGGTTTTGGTGGCGGTACTACTTCTTCTAGTAAGGGTAATGATGCTGGCCCCTCTAATAAGGGGCATAGCTTTACTGACAAGCAAGCTATGGATGCGGCTATGTCTGGCTTTGGTCAGATGGGATTAGATGCTGCTACTAAGACTGGACTTGCTCTTGGTTTGAACGCACCTGTTAATGCTGCTTTGAACTTTGGTCTATCTGGTATTCCCGGTAGTCTTGCAGGTACTGTAGGACAAATCGGTGCTGCTTCTCTTGGTATGACTACAGGTACAACGATGGGTTCTATGGCCTTTGGTGCACTGGGTGGTTTACTTGGTGGCCCTATTGGTGGAATGATTGGTGGACTTGTAGGCCCCACGATTGGTGGTTTGCTTGCTGATGCCTTTGACGCACGTGCAGAAGAACCTACACGTGATGTCATGGAAGATACCTTTGGTCAGATTACTGGTCGTCAGATTGGTGCAGCTTACGCTAACAACATTGCTACGCATAACATGGACATGGCTACAATCAACGACATGTCTCTTGCTCAGGCTATTAATGATGCTATTGCTGGTTCTAAGTCTTTGAGTCCTAACGCTGTAGCTAATGCAACTGCTGCTGTAAACAACTCTATCGGTATGGCTAATCCTACTTCTTCTTGGGGTAGAGATATGGTTGGCCCTGTTGCTTCTGCTTATGCTGGTGCTATGGCTAGCCTTGGCGATCTTGGCATGGATACGGGTTCCTTTGGTGGAGACAGCAAGGGAGGCTTTGCAAGTACTGGTTCCTTTGGTGGTATTGGTACTGACCAAGGTGGTTTTGGCACAGGTGTTGGTGGTGCCATAGGTGGTGGTGCTATGTCACACGGTGCAACCCAAGGTAACTTCGGCGGTATTGGTGGCTTTGGTAGTGTAAATGATTCTGGTCTTTCTGGTATTGGCGGTGTAAGTTCTAGTACTGCTGCTGATACAGCTGCTTCTACGTCCGCCGCTGAATCTGACACTGCTGGTGGCACAGCTACTGGTGGTACAAGTGAAGGTACTGACTCTGGTACTACTGGTGAAGGTGGTGCTAACGAAGGTAATGATGCCGGTAACGACTCTGGTGACAACGGCTCTACCGGTAATGATGGCGATTCCGGTGGTAGTGGCGGAGACGGTAACGATGGTGGTTTTGGCAACGACGGCGGCGGAGGCAGTGGTGGCGACGGAGATAACAATGGTGGCCCCAATGGTGGCTCCGATAGCCAAGGCACCGGTGAAGGACAAGCTGGTGACGGCACTGGTTCTGGAGCCAACGGTCAGAACGATGGTGGCGATGATGGTGGCTGGTAAGCCAAACATACAAGGAAAATAAACAATGGGACTTTTTGATAACTGGTCTTGGGGTGATACATGGAGTGCTCTTGGTACTGTAGGTAATCTTGCAGCTACCGGGTACGACATTTACTCCGGCATTAAATCAGCAAACCAAGCGTCAAAGTATGCTGACCTTGCGTTTGGCTCTATCGAGAGACAGGACGAGTACGCTTCCGAAGCTTGGCAGAGACAGAAAGAAAAGTACTGGCCTCTTGAAGATTTGAATATTCAGTATAGTATGGAAGATCTTCAAACGCTTAGACCTCTAGGTCAAGCACAAGCACAGTACGCAGTAGACAGAGGTCTTGCTGATATTCAGCAACAGCGAGAACTTGATCCTCTTTATAGAGATACTGAGAAGTCTGTTATTCGTAAGCTCGCTGAAGGTGAAGATGTCATTCGTGACAGGCTTATGAATCAAGCTACTGCTGACGTAGCTGCGGGTTATGCACAACAGCGTGAGCAGGCTACCCGTGCTATGGGCATGGCTGGTATCAACGCTAACTCTGGTGCCTTCTCTAACTATATGAACCGCATGGGTTCTCAGCAGGCACTGTCTGAAGCTATGGGTAGAACTCAGGCTTCTCGTCAAGCTGAAGACCTTGCTCTGTCTCGTCAGTCACAGGCACTTAACTATCGTAAGGGTGCTTCTTTGCAAACGTATCAGGCTACTCCTTCAGTGAACAGTTCTTCTATTCTCTCTGGTCTTGGTAGTGCTGGTGGTAGTTCTGCTAACCTTGCTGGTATGTATAATCAACAGGCACAGGACAGTTGGGCTGGTGCTGCTCGTGGTCTGCAATATCTCACTGGAGGTAATGCGTAATGCCTTCTATCGGACTTGCACTACATGCTGGTCGTCAGATGTGGGAAAGCGAACGTAAGGAAAAAGAAACCAACGATCGCTTCCTCGCTGAACGTAAGCTCTTTGATGCACAGCTTAAGGAACAAGAAGCTGCTGCTGAATATTTGAATCAGGCTAATGAACAAGCACGGTCTGCAAAGAAGTCTATTCTTAACAACCGTGAACGTATCCTTATCGGTGACCCTACTGGTACTGCTAACGTACTGAGAGACACTGTATACCGTGACTTTGATGGTAAAGTTACTGTTGATCCTACGACCAAGGAAGTTATCATCATAGATAAAGATGGTAAGGAAGTAGGTAGACAGCAGCCTCTTATGGGTATGGATGGTGTTGCTAAGTTGATGCAGCTTGGTAACACAATTGACCAGACTTATGCAGCTAATGTTGCAGCTCAGCAGACTGCTCAACAGCGCGCTTATGAAATGACTAAGATGCGTGAAGAGAAGGGCTTTGACTACAAGAAGGCTGTTGATGTTGCAGGCATCGGTGCTAACGCTACTCTTGGTGCTGCTTCTATGGGAGCCAATGCTACTCTTGGAGCTGCTGGTATTAAAGCTGGTGCTGATAGGTACAAGGCTGAACTTGAAGCTGATACTCGTCTACGTGCTGCTCAGATGGAGAACATTGAGAAGCTTGATAGATCTAAGTGGGCTCAGGCTGTAAGCGTTGCTACTGGTAAGGCTCCTACAATTGACTCTGCTACGAATAATCTTATCCTGCCTCAGATGACTCCTGAACAAGAAGTTGCTGCTCTGAATACGTACACGGGTATGACTTCTATACAAGGTAGACTTGGCCCCCGTACTACAATTCCTTATACGTTTAATGAACAAGTAGTGTACGGTAACTCTCCTACTGCGCAGAACACGCAGGGTATGTTTGACCAAGTTATAGGTATGCCTGTTGGTGTTCCTGCTCTTACTTTCAATACTGGTCTTTCTGGCGTTCAGGGTAATCCTTACAATAACTTTGGCTTCAACTTTGGAGGCCAGCAGCTTGGTGCTGTTCAACTCTCTGTAGATCAGCAGGCACAGACAGCTGCCGCTGCTGAGGCTGCAAGGCAGGCTAGAGTTCTTGAACAAGCTCGTGCTTATGGTTTTATACGTTAACTAATTAAAGGCCCTTAGAATCGAAATATGGGCCAAAGAAAGGTATTCTAGTTATGGCACTGGATGGTGTTTTGAATACGGATGTTTCTGCAGCACAAGCGTATGCTGCTGCACAGGCTGCACCTATCTCTTCTGGTGTACAGCCCTATAGTGTTGTGATGGTTCCCGGTCTTACTGAGCAAGGGCCATTGCAAGACGTTCTTGCTCAGCAGGCTGCGTACCCACGTCAGCAGTTTACGACTAGTGTTCCTGTAGGTAGTGGTGCACCGAGAAGGGCAGCTCCTGCCGTAAGTGCTCAGCCTACGTTCTCTTCCTTTGAGCAGGAGATGCCTGCTTATGGTGGTTACTCTCAACCGTTTGAGTATCAAGAACCGAAGCCAGAACATGGTGAATATGTAAAGGGTTTCCTTCGTTCTATTCCTCAGACACAAGCTCTTGTTGCTGCTGGTGGTGCTGCTCTTGCTGACCTTATGGGTCATGAACAGACTGCTGGTGATTTGATGTACTATGCACAACAGAAGCAAGAAGAAGCACAAGCTCCTGAACTGAAAGCTGCTGTTGAATCTTACAAAGACGTAGACAGCATCCAGAAGTTTGGTGATTACTTTGCTAGTCTTCTTGGTGAACAGACGTTGAATGTAGGTATGTCTCTGGCTAGTGGTGGCGTAGGTGCTGCTGCGGGTAAGAGAGTACTTGCTGGTGCTTTGTCTGGTGCTATTGAAAAGAAGACTGCTCAGCTTGTAGCTTCTGGTGTTGCTGAAGCTGAGGCTCGTGCTGCTGCTACTAAAGCTGTGACCGCTACTGTTGGTGCACAGATTGGTGCAATGGCTCCTGAGTTTGTACTGAACACTGGTGAGAACTACTCTGGTAACTATGCTGAGGGAGGGCTACTTACTTCTAATCCCGGCATGGATATTGGTACTGGTATCTTGCAGTCTGCTGTTACACTGCTTGGCGGTGAAAGTCAACTGCTTCGTAAGATGACTGGTGTTAAGGTACCTGACTCTGTTGAACGTTCCTTTAAGGAAAAGCTCAAGGCTTCTGCGTTATCTCTGCCTAAGGCCATGATTGGTGAAGGTGCGGAAGAATACACACAGGAATGGTTGGGTGCAGTAAACAGCATGATTCAGGACGGACGTGCTCAGCTTACTGCTGATGACTTCGACCGTATGATGGAAGCTGGTATTGCTGGTGCTCTTGTTGGTTCTGCCTCTGGTGGAGCTAGCGTTATGGTTGACATGTTCAAGCATTCACCTAAGACAGATATTCCGTATGTTAACCCAGACCAGACGCCTCTTGAACTTCAGACTAAGTTTGAAGAAGAGCTGACTAAGATTGATCCCTTCACTCAGATTTCTAAGGGTGAAGGCATCATGCGTGATGCTATTCGTGTAGAAGCACAGAAGGCTGTAGCTGCTTCTGAAGAATCTTTTGCTCGTGCTCGTAATCCTATTGTCAATGCTTTGCGTAAGACAAAGGATGAATTGACTACTGCTCGTGCAGGTACGTCTCCTAAGTATGCTCTACTTGCTACGCAAGAAGCAAAGGATGCGTATGTTAAGAAGCTTGAACGTGACCAGCAGAAGTATGCTGCTCAGCTTGCACGTCTTGCTCAGGCACAGCGTGAAGACATCAAGCAGCGTAAGCAACAGTTTGAGAAAGATCTCTCTGAGTCTGATAAGAAGGCTCGTAAGGCTTTCCGTGAAACTGTAACAGAACGCTTTAAGAATCTTGGCTACGATACCAACCTTACAGCTGAACAGATTGTTGATGACCGTAGGTATCAGGAAGCTCTGTTCAAGAAAGATCCAGTTAAGTACACTGAGATTATAAACAGCATTCAAGATACTCAGCAGTACGTACAGCGTAAGCTCAATCGTGCTGATGAACATATGTCTAAGTTGCAGGCACGTAAGGGTGAGTACAATGTATTCCTTGAACTCCTGCTGCAGAATGCTATTCCATACAATGATCGCCAGTATGAGTTTGTTACAAGTGAGCTTGCTCGTATTGACAAAGAACTTGCACAGACAAATAGATTGAAGGCAGAAGTTAGAAAATCTGCCGTCAACCTTGCTCGTTCTGCTGCACGTTCACAGGACTTGTCTGAGATTCAGACGAACATGGATGCCTTATTTGCTAAGGCAGATAGGCTTGACCCTGCTGTTCCTTTTGAACTTGACTTGCGTAAGCAGTTGAAGGATCTCTCAGACAAGGAAACACAGGAACGTATTGATGCTTTGCTTAAGAACGCACGTGCTTTGCGTAGTACAGCTAAGCTGACCAACGATCCTACCTATACGTGGGATGCAGACTTTGCTGACTGGCAAGCTGCACAGATGGGCACTTCTAATCAGCAGGCTGCTCTGCCTAGTGCTGATGCTTTCTCACAAAGGTACGGTGCTCTTCAGCAGAATGTTGCTCTTGAACAAGCTGCTGCTCTAAACAATCAGGTTGATCTTGATAGGGTTGCTGCTGACCAGTACACGCGTAACATGATTGCTGAACAACAGCAGCGTGCATATGAAGCCTCTCCTGCATATCAAGCACAGCTTAAGGTAGCTCAAGATAAGGCTAGCTATGATAATGCTTTGGACAGTAACGTCCTTGAGCGTCAAGCTATTCCTCAAGAGACTTCTCAAGCTCGTCGTGATCTTGAAGCTGAACAGCTCAAGCGTATGTACAAGCAAGAGCAGCGGTCTAAGCAGATTCGTAACAACATTGAAACACAGCGCCAGTCCTTTGAACGGTACACTCAGCAGGAAAAGGAAGTAGACTTCCAGCTTGCTGCTGAAGCTACTCAGCAAGTGTACGACTGGATGAAGAACACGTTGACTCAGCTTCCCGGTCTAAAGGATGTTGTATCTATTTGTTCTTCTGTTACTGATAGTAATGTACCTACTGCTGTGCATGATGCTTTGGTTAATCTGTCCTTTAAGAACACAGATAAGAAAGCTATCCCGCAGGCAGTATACTGTGATAGCAAGATCTATGTGTTCGCTGACCGAGTAAAGTCTAAGGCACAAGCAGTACGTCTGCTTATGCATGAAGGTGTTGCTCACTATGGTCTGCGTGCTATAATGACTCCTCGTCAGTTTACTGGGTTCATGGCTGCTGTCTATCGTGATGCTTATGGTACTCCTCTGTGGAAAGAGTTTGAACGTCAGCGTCCTGCATACGAGAACGCTAATGACCTTGTTCGTACAGAAGAGTTCATTGCTTGGATAGCTGAGCGTGAGTCTCCTAAGTCTTTACTTGAACGACTCCCTGTCATTCGTGACCTGTATAAGTTTATTCGTAAGTTGTATCAGAAGTTGTTTGGTGTAGATGGTTATGTTACTGAAGCTGATGTCAAGGATGTCCTTGCTGCTTCTGCACAGAACCTTGCTAGCAACAAGCCTCAAGGTGTTTCTTCTAACTACACTATCTGGGGTCGTGCTACGTACATGAGCACAGCTCTGAGTGATGTTGCTCCTCAGTACGAGCGTGTTGACCTTGTAGGTGCAGATGATTTCTCTGCTCCATATGGTTGGGGAACTTACTTCTCTAATCCTATGAAGCTTGCTGAGTACTACAAGAGATTCAACAACAAGCAGTCTGGTCTTCCCGGACAGGTATATAAGAACTATGCTCCTTCCTTTGAACAGTTCATGAACTGGGAACGCCCTCTGTCTGAACAAAGATATGTTGCAGAACATCTTAATCGTTTGTTCAAGCAGATGCCTCCTCAGCAGATTCCTGCACAGGATGGTATGCATATTCAGTTCTTGGGTAAAGACATCGGTGTCTTCCTTGATAAGAATGAACTTACTCAGTTTATGAAGAACAAGGGTTACCTTGAACGTGTGACTGGACAGGATGTATATGAATACCTTGTGTCTCAGTCTAACAACACTAAGCAGATCTCTAGTATGCTGAGAGACTTGGGTGTGGCTGGTACTACCTTTAGCTATAACAATGCTCAGAGCTATTGTTTGTTTGAAGGCGATAACATCAGTCATACTACTCCTGCGTACAGTTCTCCTGAAGTTCGCTTCATGGTGGATGAAGATACTACCTATACTGATATGCCTCCTCTTTATCTTGAAGAGTGGAAGCGTGCACAGATGAACCAGCAGACATGGACTGACCGTATGGTTAAGATCAAGAACACTGGCAAGTCTGTGGGTATGGATGGTAAGATCATTCCGCATACTGGGTTTGAAAGATTTGTAGAAGGCATGTATGACAAGTACCGTCGTATTCAGATTGTGCAAAGGTACATTAAGGATACGATTGGTAAGAATGTTATCGCTCCTGCTACAAACATCTACCGTCATATGACTGGTATGGTGAATAGAATTAACAGCATTCGCACTGATATTATGAACCAGCGGATTGCACCGCTTTGTGAACAGATTGGTAAGCTTGACATTCCTGCTGTAAGAGAAGCTCTTGATGACCTGCGTAAGGCTGGTCGTAAGGTTACTGAGCAGGACAGAGTGAATGCTACTTGGTCTGCCCTTGATGAGTTCCTTCTGGCTCGACATGCGTTGGAACGTAACGCTGAAGTCAACAGGCGGTACCGTGGTAAGAATAAGTTAGAGTCTCCCTCTGGTCTTTCTGACCAGCAGGCACAAGCTATCATTGACAAGTACTCTGATGTGCCGGGTATGAATGAGATTGCTGCACAGTTTGACCAGCTTGGTAGATATCATCTGGACATGCTGGATAAGTATCGTATTGTACCTAAGACTCTTACTGATAAGCTTCGTGCTACCTATAAGCACTATGTCCCGTTGAAGAACTGGGAAGAGTTCATTGACGATCTTGATCCTGACTATGCACATAAGAGATCAAAGGCTGGTATTTCTGTTGGTGGTCGGGAGTTGTTGAAGAAGGCGAAGGGGCGGGAAGGTCTTGCAGAAAGTCCTTCTACACACTTGATGTTGCAGATCATGGATACTGTAAACATCGGTGAGAAGAACGATGTGTCTCGTCGTCTGCTTAACCTCGTTCGAGAAGTTCCTAACGAAGACCTGTGGGAAATCGCTACGGATAAGAATGAGAAGGGACAGCCATACTTCCGTATGTCTGAGAAAGGTGATGGTACTCTTTACTATGTGAGGAAGTCACATGGTCTTGAGGGTGAAGGGCACAAGTTCATCAACGTGATTGATGATAAGGGTAACCGTGTTCGTATTGCTATCAAGGACGTAGCCCTTGCTGCTGCTTTGCGTAACGAGAACACTGTTGAAACAGGTGCAGTCATTAACTTCATTCGTAAGATGACTCAGAAGTTCTCTGCTTTGTTGACTACGTATAACCCTGTGTTCGCTATCAAGAACTATCCTCGTGATATTCAGACTGCTATCTTTAACGTAGGTAATGTAATCTCTGAGGCACAGGCAAACAACTTGCTTGGCAAAGAGAACAACATTCGTCAGCGTATCATTAAGGATGCTACCTCTTTCCGTATGGTTAAGTTCCTCTGGTCAGAGATGAACGGTAAGGAATATACTGGTAAGGATGCAGCGTACCTTAAGGAAATGTATAAGAACTTTGTAGACTTTGGTGGGCATACTCGTATGTTCCTTGCTAATGACTACAAGACTATGTACAAGGATGTACGTGAACTGTCAAAGCAGAAGGGTAACCTTCGTAAGACTCTTGACGGTGCTCTTAAGTATCTGGATACTATCTCTGATGTATCTGAAAATGCCACTCGGTTCTCTGTGTTCGTTGCTCTGACACAAGAGTTTGACAATCATATTGCTCAGGAAGCTAAGCGTAATGGTTGGTCAGCTCAGCAGATGCAAGAGATGATGGATACTGCACATCAACGTGCAGCTAACGAAGCTCTGGAGATCACGGTTAACTTTACTCGTAAGGGTTCGTGGGCTCCTCTCTTTAACAGTCTGTGGGCATTCTCTTCTGCTAACATCGGTGGTAACGTGCGTATCTTGCGTAACCTCTGGAGGCGTGGAGATAGCTTTGCAAACAACGCAAAGAGAACCGCTGCTTTCATGGCTTACTCAGTAGCTTGTGGTATTCCACATGCACTACTGTGTAGGTGGCTTATGGGTGACGATGACGATGGTGTAAGTAAGTATGATAAGATTCCTGACTACATTAAGGACAGTAACTTTATTATACCTGCACCTTTTGGTGATGGTGGATATGTAAAGATCCCCCTGCCTTATGGTTATAATATCTTTTGGGTAGCTGCAAATGCAATGGAAGGTGTAATTAGTGGACGCACCAAGCCTTCCTCTGCTGCTGCTAAAATCTTTGGTGCTTCATTTGATAACTTCAATCCTACTGGTGGAGCTTCCATGTTGAACTTCTTGCCTACTATCTTCCGTCCTATCGGTGAAGTAGTAGCCAACCAGAACAGCTTTGGTTATGCTCTTATGCCTGAAAGTACACACAGCTTTAAGGGTGAAGTACCTGACAGTCAGAAGTACTGGGGTACTAATCCTATGTGGTGTCGTGCTGTGGCAGAGACACTGAACTCTTGGACATTTGGGTCTAAGGTTGAGAAGGGTTGGATTGATGTGTCTCCTGAAACCATCCAGCATCTTACTGAATCGTACATGGGTGGCCTTGGTAGAGTAGTTACACAGGCTCTCGGCATATTGACTTCTCCTGTTACTGGTGCTCCTATTGAGTTGAAGAATGTACCTATTGCTAACTCTTTCTTCGGTAAGGTTGGTTATGGTGATACACTTAATGAGTACAGCAAGATTCGGAATAAGATGCAGACTGGCTTGAATGAACTTGAGCTTGCACAGAAGGATACAACTCTTTCTCCTGATGAACGTACTGAGATTAGAAACAAGAACAGAACTATTCAGCAGCTCAAGGGTAGATATGATTCTATCAATGCTCGCTTGAATAGCGTTCGCAAGCTTGAGAAGTTGAATGAAAAGAACAACAAGTCTACGGGTACTAAGTTCTACGAAGAAAAGGAAAAGCTGCAGAAGCGCAGAGAATTTTTGATGAAGGAACTTACTCGTGTGGCTAAGCAGTCAGGTCTTGACTATAGAGATTAACTATGCTAGACATAATCGCTAAGCCTGTTGAAGCACTTGTTTCCGGTGTTGTGGGATGGTTCACGAGTAGGCAAAAACTCAAAGAGGTAGAATTGCAGAGTAAGATCGAAGTAGCTAAGGCGAGAGCTGCTGCTAAGATTGATCTCTACAAGTCTGGGGTGGTGGGAGATATTGCGTGGGAGAAAGACTCCCTCGACAACTCTGGATGGAAGGATGAGTTCTGGACAGTAGTTATCTCTATGCCACTTATTCTTGCTTGGTGTCCGTGGACAGCAGACTGGGTAACACATGGGTTTGAAACCTTTGCTACTATGCCTGACTGGTATCAGATAGCATTTGGTATCTGTGTGTCATCTGCCTTTGGTTTCAAGAAGTTTGCTGAGATCATGTCCCTCAAGAACGGTGTCAATGTTTCACGTGTGCATGAAATAAAACAGCTACTTGCTAATATGCCTGAAGATAAAAATTAGGCAAAAGAAAACCCCCTAAGAGCCCGAAGGCCCAAAGGGGGTTTCTTTGTATCTACAGTTCGATAGTGCATTCTGTTTTGACTTGTGTTTCTGTACAACCATGAATAGTCGAATGCTCTACTAGTTC